AAGGCGCAGGCAAGCGCCAAGGACGCGTTTGATCGTCTATTCAATCTGAAGTGGACACCACCCGGACGCGGTCTTTGGGTGATGGGTACCGAGCTTGTGAACAGACATCGCAACTCGGCTGCGTTGCAGAACTGCGCATTCGTTTCAACCGGCGAGATGACAAAGGCAAATCCTGCTAAACCATTCGCGTTTCTTATGGAAGCGTCGATGCTCGGTGTCGGTGTAGGGTTCGACGATCTTGGCGCAGACAAGGACTTTGCGATCTACAAGCCTGGCCCTAACAATCACGTCTACGAAGTTCCGGACACCCGTGAAGGTTGGGTCGAGTCAACGACGTTGCTGTTGAACTCATATCTAAAGCCAGACCAGAACATCATCGATTTTGACTACAGCCTTGTGCGCCCAGCAGGTGCACCGATCAAGACGTTTGGCGGTACAGCCGCCGGGCACGAGCCACTCGAGAAACTACATAATCACATCCGCAGACTATTCAATGGACGCGGTGGCGAAAAGCTTACGCGTGTTGATATCGCCGACATCGGAAATCTCATCGGCGTCTGTGTAGTGTCTGGCAACGTGCGCCGTTCAGCCGAGCTGTTGCTCGGTCGTCTTGACGATGAGAACTTCCTTAACCTCAAGAACGCCGAGAAGTTTCCCGAGCGTAACTCATACGACCCTGCTGCACCAGGCTGGGGTTGGATGTCAAACAACTCCGTGACGACAAGCGTCGGTGAAGACCTGAGCGGAATCGTAGAAGGCATCGCGCTGAATGGAGAGCCTGGCGTCATCTGGCTAGACATGTCGCGCAAGTATGGTCGTCTTGCTGATCCGATCAACAACAAGGACCATCGAGTAGCCGGATACAACCCGTGCGCAGAACAGTCGCTCGAGTCGTACGAGTGCTGCACGCTTGTCGAGACATATCTAAATCGTCACGACAGTCTCGAGGACTACAAGCGCACGCTCAAGTTTGCGTATCTCTATGCGAAGACCGTCACACTTCTCCCGACGCACTGGGAGGAGACAAACGCGATCATGCAGCGCAACCGTCGCATCGGAACGTCGATGTCGGGTGTCGCTAACTTTGCTGACCGTGTCGGAATGCCAGTTCTTCGTGAGTGGATGGACGCCGGATATAACACGATCAAGAACTACGACGTTACGTACTCCGAGTGGTTAGGAATCCGTGAGTCGATCAAGATGACGACAGTGAAGCCGTCAGGCACCGTGTCGATTCTTGCCGGCGAGTCTCCTGGAGTGCACTGGACTCCTGGTGGAAAGTTCTTCATGCGTGCTATTCGTTTCTCGAACGACGACCCGATGGTTCAGCTATTCAAGATGGCGAACTACAAGGTTGAGCCGGCAAGCGAGTCTCCGGACACGACGTCGGTCGTATTCTTTCCGATCAAGTCAAGAGCCGAGCGTGCTGAACGAGACGTCACCATCTTTGAGAAGATGTCACTGGCCGCTACCGCTCAGAGATACTGGTCCGACAACTCGGTATCGGTCACGATCTCCTTTGATCCGGAGACCGAGTCCGACCACGTTGGAACCGTGCTACACATGTATGACGGTCAGCTCAAGACGGTGTCGTTCCTGCCATCGGGTAACTTCACCTATCCGCAGATGCCATACACTCAGATCACTCAGGAGGAGTACGAGAAGGCGGCAATGAACCTCTTTCCGATCGACTTCTCGGGGGTCTATGCTGGAATGGCCGCCGATGCTATCGGCGAGTCGTACTGCACTACAGATGCCTGTGAAATCAAGTTCGTGAAGGATAACTCCAAGTGAGATATGATGTAACTGTCCTGGGGAGGGCACACAACTTAGGAGAGCCCTCTCATGGAACAGTTCACGCATATCGTTACAAGAATAGTCGCCAAGTTCGCTGCCAGCGGTCTTGGAGTAATCGGCGCCGGAGCAGTTGCTGGAATTCCTTTGTGGAAGGCAGTGCTGATGGCCGGAATCGGTGGTGTAGCGTTCGTGGTCGAGGGACTAGCAAACGCCTACATGGATGACGGCAAGCTAACAACAGCCGAGATCAACGAAGTATTCAACGGAAAAAAGAAACCGACACCAAGACCAAAACCACAGCCTAAGAGCTGAACACATAACAGGAGAGGGACATTGAAAGACATCACTTGGTTTAGCCAGGCTATCTGCGCTGGTAAGACGGAGTTATTCTTTCCGGCGCAGGTTGAAAAGAGAGCTACTAAGCTCAAGCGAGAAAGACTAGCGGCGGTCGTATGTAACCAGTGCCCGGTCAAGATGCAGTGCAGACAGCACGCTCGTGAAAACAACGAACTTGGTTTCTGGGGTGGAGAAAACGAAGAGTCTAGATATCTTGCCGGGTATCTGCGCAACGATAAGTTCCTGCGACGCCGTAAGTACAAAGGTACAGAGTACTCGCAGGAAATCCTAGATCAATTCGACGAGCGACAGAAGACGAACTCTTAATAGAGTTTGACTTCATTCATCATTGTAGCAACACGATGGCGTCACGTACCGCGTGCCTCAGCCCATGCGTCTAGCGCATCGTCCCACCTGCCAGTACGGACACCTTTAGCAAGGGCATCGCCTACTTGTCGTAGTCGTTCAATCTCGTCGGCGGCTTCCGTGCACGCGATGGGGATAATACGACCACTTATGTCGCCACGCAACTGGGCAATATCGCGTAGTCGGATCACGATGTCATCGGTCATTGCCAAACCTTCTTGACTGGTATCTTGCTAGCATCAACCCTGTTGAAAAGCCAACAACGGTTTGAATAGTAGTGACAATGATAGTTCTAATCATCTCGTCTTTCCGTTCAATGCTGTATCTAGTATTTAGTGTATTGCTGAAGAGTCGCGATTGTCGAACTGGACTCCTCGTTGACCGTCCGAAGACGTGACAACTCGTCAGCAAGGTCTCTTAGAAAGTCGGGACTAAAAGTTACGCTTGCGACTCCTGAATCAAGAACGTCCGCGATGACCCGTAACGTTTCTTCGTACGACGCGTCGTATTCCTGTTGAAAGTCCAAGGCCGGTAGACTCAGGCAGTCTCGTGCACGCGCTTGTAGTGACGCTGAATTCCGTAATACAACGGCGCAGCATTCGAGATACCAAGAGCCTTGGCAAGAACGTTCATCGGGATACCGCTGTAGTACTCGTTGTGAAGCTGCTCGTGATACTTCTCGATGCTGACGATCTTAGCGTTTGTCACTCGAGCCGCCGCGTCATCGATCATCTTTTGGTCGATCAGTGACCGCTGCTTTCTTGTTGTCTTCACGGACGGAACGTTTGATGTAAAGACACGGCGGCGCACTCCAGAGTACGAAACACCGATCCTCTTCGCGAGCTTAATCAAACTTCCGCCGTTCTCGTGAAACTCAACAAGAAGACGGGTGTACTCACGACTGGCATGGTGGGCCGGCGTGTTCTGGGTCTTTGCTCCGTACGCGCGCTTCGCGAGCTCAAGGTGAGGCTCGATCAAACTTGCGTACGTTTCAATAAGATCTTCAGAGGTGATCTCTGTCATTTTGCTTTCTCCATGTGTAGTCTACTGCACGGCGTTGAGCCGCTTCAGTGATTATACATGTGAAGGCAAAATAATGTGCGGCAGAGAGAAAATTACTTGCCTTTTCTCACCGAGTATACGCCAAGAACAACAAGAAGCAGACCGAACGCGATAAGCCCAGAGTAATCAGACCCGGTAACTGGAAGTTGCTCTGGTTCAGGCGAAGGAGTGACCGTGGTTGGTGGCTCAGTCACTGTAGGAGCCGCCGTGGTGGGCACAGGTTCAGTAGTAGTTGTTGTCGGCTCAGTCGTAGTTGTAGGGGCCGGTGTGGTTGTTGTAGTTGGAGCCGGCGGATCCCACGTCACTGTCTTTGACACTGTCTTCGATACGCCGTTCACCGTAGCTGTCGCGGTGTAGACAGCGGTGCCTTGTGAGGCTGTGTTAACAGTGATCGTTGCTACACCACTAGCGTCTGTAGTGGCCGTGAGAACCTGTCCAGCGTCGGGACCGGCGGAAACCGTAATTGTCACCGTGACGCCAGCCTGCGGCACTCCAGCCAGCGTCTGAGCGGTTGCAGTGATGGTCAACGGTTCGCCTGCTCGAGGGTTCTCGGGGCTAACAGCCAGAGTGAACGAGCTCGGAAGAGCAACGGAACCGCCGCCGATAGATACTGCCTTGCGAGTGTCAGACGCTGTAGGGTACGGATAGTCAACGAGCGTCTTCAGCGTGCCAACGTTTCCGGTGAAGTAACCGTGCCAGCACGCTGCAACGAGAGCGTTTGTCAGGTTGAAATCTGCTGCTCCGTCTGTTGTCGCCTCGGGTCCGCCGTTGCAACCACCGTCGTTATAGACAGCGTTCGGAAGTAGCGCAGTCAGCCAACCGTACGATCCCATGTTCGCAAAGAGACCGCCGCCGCTATTGACGAAGTCAGCAATCTTCTCGGCGTTTGCAGTAAAGATCGCTTCTGTTGCTGATGAACGGTTCCAGTTGTCGGGAATCCAGATCACCGCGGGAGGATTAGACACGATGGTCGTCGAGAAAAACGTGTTGATCTGAGCGTCGGTGGTGTAGAAATCTACAACAGGAGCCGTCGTGAAACCGGCGAGGAACTGTGTGCTCAACTGTGTCGCCCAGTTCGCGCCGCACGAGGTCGTTGTAGCGTTTGAACCGATGATCGCGATGTGACCGTTGCTCGGAATACTCGAGCCGTCGTGCACTTTCTTGAGCACGTTGCCGATGTATGCACCGGTTCCTTCCCATCCCGAGTGGCAAACAGGGTCCATACCGTCAAGAACGATCGGTCCGCCTCCGCTTGCGCTAACGGGAGCGACAGGAGAGCCTGAAGCGAACACCGCAATAAGCGGAGTGAACAACAACGCGAGCAATAGCTTTTTCATTTTTATTCCGAATCCTTTTTGATGAGCGTTCCGATTAGGTGAACAATGAGAGCGGCGACGGTGATCCAGATGCCTTGGGTACGCGTGTCGCCGGAGAGAGTGATAAGAACAGTGCCAGCACCGGCGAGGGTCCAGGCAAGAGCGTGAATCTCGTTGATGAGTTTCTTAAACATTAGCGGCCTCCGGGAAGTCTTCTTCGCCTCTCGGAACTGGGCTCAGCACTAGTACCGCCACCACTTCCTGACGGGCCACCGCTTCCTGAACCGCTACCTCCTGGTGAGGAGGGGGCGGGAGAAGAGGGGGGAGAAGCAACCGTCAATACAGATACTACCGTCGTTGCGGCGATGACGACTCGGCGGGTTCCGACGTCAACAGCCGAGCCGATCGGAACATACGTGTCAAGGCTTCCGGCGCCAAAGATGTTGATCTCGGTCTCGAATGACTCACGAACTTCTTCGCTTGCGTCCTGGACGGCGGCGACAATCTGCTCTGCTTCTTCGTCAGTTAGGTCAGACACCGGAACCTCGGCAAAGATCTCAGACGCTGCGTCGCCGTCGATCGAGGTAAGAATGTCGGCACTTGACGCGAGGGACGTAGCAAATTCCTCGGTGATACCGTTTTCAATGATCTGATCAACGGCTTCCTGTACCTGCTCATCTGTGACGGAGTCACTGCCTAGCGCGTCAACAAGTTCATCAAACTGTTCGTCTGAGATAGGCGCACTGAGAACAGAGTCTAAAACATCTTGAAACTCTTCATCGGAAAGAGATTCGTCGAACACTGCATCGAGAACTTCACCAAACGCCTCTGCTGAAAGCTCGGTGAACGCATCGTTTTCAACGATCGACAACAACTGCTCAGAGTCGAGCGCGTCGATGTTGCCTGAGTCGATGAGAGCCTCGAGTTGCTCTGGTTCTTCAATGTCACTAAGCTCTTCAGGAGAGAGCTCGGTTACATCGTCTCCTGGTCCTGGATCTGGTTCTGGGTCTGTTGTTTCTGGTGCCGGGTCAGTTGTCTCGGGCTCAGCCACGGTTGTTTCCGGCGGTGTAGTTTCCTCGGCGGGCGCATCAGTCGTTGTCGATGTCGAACTCGTCGTCGTGACAGGCGCAGGTGCAGAGATCGTTGTCGGTGTAGGATCCGTCGAAGTGACAGGTGCAGTTGTCGTAGGAACATCCACAGAAGGGGTCGGGGCATCTGTCGATGAGGTGGTCGTGCTGGTCGATTCTGGCCATGTTGTTGGAACCTCCGGTGTGTCTATAGTTAACGTAACGCTCTGAGAAACTTGTGAGTAGACTCCGTGCGTGTCGTTGTCGGCACGAACGGTGAACGTGTATTCAGTGTTCAAACCTCCCGTTGACTCGAATAGTTGATAGCCAAGAAGTATCTGTGTGTTTAGCGCGTTTGCGTCTCCAACGTTGCCTGTTGCGACTCCCCAACCCGCTGATCCAGTGCTCCATGAAACTGCGTATCGCTCGGGAGAAACTCCAGAATCACTCTGTGACGCTTCCCAGTCGATAAGCACTCCACTCTCTGTGTTCTCAACGCTAAGATTTGTTGGAGCACCAAGAACCTTTGGCAGAGTTGTCGTAGTCGTTGTGGTAGTTCCGGGAAGAGGTTCACCTAGAATCTTGATGTAGTATCCGCACCACGCGCCGCCCCAGTCGTATGTCGTGACTCCGTTCGCCGCGCTTCCGGAGTAGCTTGGGTAGTTGTCGACGGCGTAGGGCTCGATGATCGCCGTTTCACCAACCGCGATGAGACCAGCGTGAACGGCGGCGGTTCCAAAGTTTGAGTCGTCGGTATACGGATTAGATCCCCAGACCGGCCCTCCCGTGTTCCCGGTCACCGAAATGGCTGGATACGGGCCACAACCGTTATTGGCGGGAGTTGAGGGTAGGGTAGAAATAAGTGTTACACTGTCAACAACCGGGCCGTAGTGACCCGCCCAGTAGCCGTTGTCGATGCCGCTAAATGTCAACGTGGCGTCCGATGAGCCTGCCGGGGTGGTGATGGAAAGGCTAAAGGTCTCGAGGCCGTGAGCGACGGATCTAGTGACGGATGAAGCCGTTTCCCCTGATGAGAGGGTTGCCGTCCAGGTATCTGAGATCGGATCTCCGGGACCAATACGGTTAGACTGGCTGTTGTCAACCGTAAATGATACATTTAGGGTTCTTCCAGGGGAAACACTCACGGTCTGCGAGACAAGACCGGTGTCGTAGGAGAAGCGGAGAGCTCCGTTGAACAGCACTCCAGAGCCGCCGTTCTGTAGTACCGTCCACCCGGTCGAACCGTCAAAGCCGCCGTTGGTCAGTAGATTGCTATTCGCCTGAGCGGGAGCCGTAGGTAGAACCCAGGCTACAACCGCTAGCGGGAGAATGATCCAGGATCCTCTTCGGTATCCGATTCTTTTGCCCCGAAACCGCTCTCCCGTGCGGTGTCCGTGGTTTTGCATTTTACCTTATTCTTCTGGTTCAGGAACCGGAGTGTGAAGCCAGGCGATGTCCCTGGCGGTGTCGGTGACAAACGAGGCGACGTCAATGAGGTTCTCGGCGAGGATCAAGAGATCGGCTCTCTCGTCCGGGTCGGAGATCTCGTCGATGTCTGGTAACGTGTCGGCGATTCTGTAGAGCGTGTGAACGCACGAGTTGAGCTTGCGCATCGTGTGCTCGTACAGTGAAGCATCGAAGACCGACATGCGATCATTCTACACATAGAGGTGAGGAGGTGACTATAGAGAGTAGGAGAAAGAGTGAGTTTTTCAGCCCGTCCCTATTGTACAAAGCAAGGAAAAAGAGGAAGAAAGAGAGGGAGAAAAAGAGGAAAAGAGGGAAGTTAATGTACAAAGTAAAGACGCTCGGGAGAGAGACAGAGAGAGGCTACGAAAAGATACTAAGTCAAAAAAGTAGCGCGCAGAAAAAAGAGAGGGTTAGAGCCTTCGAGAAGATACTAAGACAGAATGAAAGAGCAGAGAGAAAAAAGTGCTTAGTAAGAGGAGAATATAAATACATAAAACTGAATTAACGATCCTTCTTCTAATACGCGTATACGTGTACGCATGCACCTTATAAAAGAAAGGTCGGAAAATCGGCTACAAAGAAAATTAGGCAACTTTTTATGTATTGGTAGTCAATCAAAGAGAGAATGCTGTATAATCAATCTGAAAGTTGTACACAACGCGGTTGTACACAACGATCTGTACAAGGAGACAAAATGAAGAAAGACGAAGAAGAGAGTGTCGGAAGCGCAGAGGACGCGCTTGCCGCGATGGGTCTTTCTGTAGATGACGTGATCGCTGCCGAGGAGCGTCTTGAGTCTCTGGGATCTCGGAGATACAAGGAGTCAGACGGTCGGATCTGCGTATGTGGTCACGCCGTAACGCGGCATACGGTAACGAACGGTATCGTGTACTGTAAGCCATCGAGAATGGAATGCCCGTGCAAGAAGTGTAGACCGGTGATCACGGCGCAGGACACAAGAAAGTTTCTGAGAAAGACCTCGGGCGCTGGACCGTTTCACGCTCTAGCTCTTGGTATGCTGTCGCACGTCAAGGAAGGTTTGTGGGTGAAGTGGATCGATCCTCCAAAGTGTGATCGCTGTGGAGCAGAGACGAAGGACGTAGTCCCGGTCCCTGTAACTCAGCAAGGGACGTCTGTTGCTTACGCTACCGGGTTCGATGCTCTACTTTGCCCTAAGTGTCGTGTGGAGGTATAATGATGGATCACTTCTTGCTCTTACTCGCGATGCTCGCGATACTGTTCATAGTCTCGAAGTATGACAATGACTGAGTTCTACGATGTACTGATCGCTACCCCTGGACGCATGTTCCATGCCGAGTATGTCTCGAGTCTCATGAAGACCGTGAACTACTGCTGCAATCACGGAATGCGCGTCGGCTTTCTGAATAAGTACTCGTCGTTCGTCCCTACGGCCAGAGAGCTTACCGCGATCGACCGTTGGGACCACAACTACGAGAGTAACGAGATCGCTGAAGGTAAGTACCTTTATAATAAGTTGTTCTGGATCGACTCTGACATCGAGTGGACTCCCGAAGACTTCATGAGACTCTACCTCTCTGATCACTGCGTCATCTCTGGTCTCTACGCTCTAGACCCAGCAGGGACCGTCGCTGTGAACTACCCGAACGAGCGAGGAGTTCCGACGAGGGTCAACAAGGTAGAGTTTCTACTTCACGAAGATCCTGTAGAGGTTGGAGGAGTTGGGTTTGGTTTTCTATGTGTGAAGAGAGGTGTTTTCGAGAGCATCGAACGCCCCTGGTTTCTCATTGGGAAAGTTCAATGGACTCCAGAAAGCGAGATGCGGGTCAACGTCGGGGAGGACTATTCCTGGTGTGGACGTGCCCAACGTGCCGGACACAAGATCATGGTAGATCCAAACGTAAAAGTTCGGCATCATAAAGAGACCGTCTACGAAGTTTGATTCTAAAGATGATATAAATAATGCCGGGTGGTCCGGACGGTTTGACGGAGGGACTCTTATAAAGTCCTTGAGCAGGTTCAATTCCTGCACCCGGTACCAACAAGACAAAGGTAAGAAATGACGGAGACAACACACGAACGCGCTGTGACCTGGCTAGCCGAGTACATCAAGGCTCACCCAACAGACCTCATGAACTTCCGTGAGATCAGAAAACAGATGAAGACCGCCGGCGAAAGTTTCATCTCATGTTATCTTCTGGACAACAGATTTCTCTATGGGAAGTTTCTACAGGAGGCGCGGGAACTAATACAAAAAGACTAAAGCCATTGCCGAGGTAGCTCAGTGGATAGAGCAAGAGCCTTCTAATCTCTTGGTCGCAGGTTCGATTCCTGCTCTCGGCGCTGGCGACGATGTGGAACCAAAAAACTAGGACGCTTGTTGAGCATCTACTACGGGAACACAATCAAGTATCCGCACCACATCGTCGTCGCTAGCCGGATTAGCTCAGCGGTAGAGCAACCGCCTTGTAAGCGGTAGGTCGTCAGTTCAATCCTGACATCCGGCTCTCAAGTTCTAGAGTTGTTATATTGCTAGAACCAAACACAGAAAGAAGTACAAGATGATGTTTAGAAAAATTGCTATTGCTGCTACAGCAACCGTTTCTCTTGCTGCTTGCGGTGGGACCAAGACGGTCTATGTCGTAAGCACCGATGCCCCTGACACGACCACAAACGTGGTCAAGACGACAGACGCTCCCATCGCCACGTCGCCGACGGACTATTGGTCTGACGAAGATGAGTTCATCGCTGACATCGAGTACTCGTACGGTCCGATTCTCATTCCGGACTCCGACGTGATCGACGCCGGGTACCTCGTGTGCCAGACTCTTCAAGGTGGCGCAACCTCTCGTGACGTGTTCGCAGCTCTGCTGACGTTGGATGATCCGACCTTTGCGACAGCTATCGTTGCATCGGCAGTCATCAACTTCTGCCCCGAACAGCAATGGAAGTTCGCTTGACGGAACTCCAATGGTCGTGGCTTCTTGCCTCAATGGGTATCCTTGGGATGTACTTTGTAGGCAAGAAGCGCTGGGAGGCGTTCCTGTGGCTGATCGTCATGGAATGCCTCTGGATCGTTTTCGCTATCCAAACTAAGACCTACGGATTCATTGTCGGATCTATAGCGTACATCGCCGTATACACAAAAAACGCCAAACTATGGAGAAAATCTTGAAGCTTGCACCTCTACTTCTACTTGTCGCTGTCGGCTGTTCCGCAGCAGACTCAAATACGACTACGACACTTACGCCGCTTGTCACGACTACGGTCATCCCGCAGTTCAACACCTTGCCTAGTGAAAAGATCTATACCCAAGAAGAGTTTGCTTTCTTCGATGACGTCCGCTACTTCTTTCACGGAAACCTGACGCTAGATAATGACTCGATGCTTGAGTACGGCAGACTTTGGTGTGAACTCATGACAGAAGGAATGAACGACACCGATGTGGTCGAGAGGATCAACGAGGGTGGAACAGACAACGAAGATCGGAAGATGCACTTCTCGGTCGTTCTTTCTGGGATCATCAATCTTTGCCCAGATCAATCTGCTAAGGCAGAGTACATCGCGTTGAACATGCCACTGCCGTGAAGCGCATTATTCTATCGTTAGCTCTTGTAGCGTCCTGCGCTTCGTCCAAGTCAGACATTTCTTCTTTTATAGAGCAGGTGAACATGGCGATACCTGGAGCGAGTGAACTCATGAACTCAGAAGCCATGATCGCGCGTGGCCAGCAGTATTGCAACATTATAAAGAACGGTGTCTCTCACGGACAGATGCACATCACGATCAACGGAATGAACAGACCGAGAGAAGAAAAAGAGCTTGAGCACGTCATTCTTCACCAAGCTTCTCTTTGGCTGTGCCCAGGCTGAAAGCAAGAAATTGACGTTTAGTGCAGAAGCACTTCAGCAAACCTGATAAAACTTACAAAGTACCATTGTTTTTACAAGAAGCCTCCGAGAGGTACGCTTCTGAGCCCACTCTCGCGAAAATCGCCCGAGATGGCGATGTGAAACCATTACCGTACGCCTCAAGTTCTAGACATGGAGCGACCGCTCCCTAGGAGAGAAAGAAACACACAACATGGCAGCAAAGAAGAAAGCCACCGAGCCTGTCAAGAAGGCGGCCGCCAAGAAGGCGACCCCCGTCAAGAAGGCCGCGCCGGCAAAGAAGACAGCAGCGAAGAAAGCGACTCCGGCCAAGAAGACCGCAGCCAAGAAGCCCGTCGCCGAAAAGGTGGCCGAGGCCAAGGCCGAGGTCGTGGACACCTTTGACGAGGTCACCGACGCGCTGATCTGGGCGGACACAGCCGCGCAGGAGATCACCGCCGAGGTAAAGAAGCTTTCTATCTGGAAGCGTCTGTTCGGCCGGAAGTCCTGAGCTGCAAGGCTCGAGGGGCCCGTCGCTAGTTGCCCTCTCCCCGTGCGGCGGGCTCCTCACCAAATCGAAAAGAGATCCGCATGTCATACCTAGAACTCAGTGACGGCGACGAGTCAAAGGCCGAGCGGCCGATCGTCGAGGTTGACGAACCGATCAGCATGCGCCCGGATCTCGCGGCTCTCGGGATCGACGAGGTGGAGAAAGGTATCTGTCAGGATACCTACGGCAACCGCTCGATCCTTCGCCGCGCGAAGATGGGCTGGGACCCGGTCTACGCAAGCAACGGCGTGCCTACAGGTCTCATCGCCGCACGCTCTCCAGAAATGGACAAGGCGCGTCGCGTCATCTCCCTCACGGAGAAGAAGCCGATTCTCACGAATCCGGACTATTATAACAGTGACTACATCACCGGCCTTGATCTCATCGCTGAGAGCGCGTCCGATCACCTCGTTCCGGCGTGGGTAATCGCATCGACGCGCGCGTATCTCAAGGAACAGGACGAGGGCGGACCGACCTCCTCGAGACGCGAACCCAAGTCCATGCCGGTTCGCTGCCGCGCCGTCAAGGACGACGGAATCCGGTGCATGATGTGGAGCTCGGGACGGCCGAAGGACGACGGACTGTGCCGCGTTCATCTCGGGTCCCTACAGCGCAAGCCTGGCGAGGACGTCGAACGTGCGCGCGCAAAGTTGACCCAGGCCGCTCCGTACGCGGTCGACGTCCTAGAAGATCTTATGGAGAACGCGGCGTCCGAGCCGGTTCGCCTGAAGGCATCTACCGAGATCCTTGATCGCGCCGGCGTGCGCGGCGGCGTCGAGTTTGACGCACGGATCGAGGTAACGGATGGGCGTTCGCCGGCGCAGATCGTCGCCGAACGTCTGAACCGGCTTGCTGCCGGCGCCATCGAGGCGTCTGCTCGCATGGCCGAACTTGGAGTTGCCGTACCGGAAAGTGACGAGAGTGATGTTGAGCTTCAAGGAGAGTAGAAGTGAACAGAACCAACGTCACGGCGATGACCGAGCAGTTGATCGAGCGCCTGAAGGAAGACATTGAAAAATGCACGACGAGAGAAGATCACATTCGGACGACGGCGAGAGCGAACGAGGCGACGCTCCTACTTCAGGAGTTGAACCAGATGTTCGACGCAAGCTCTCTCGAAGACAGCGTCGACTAGAGCTTACGAATAGATTCATCACCACGGCTGAAAAATACGTTGGCTACAAGGCCCGGCCTGGTGGGCTGTCTGAGTTTGGCAGACGGGCAGGTTATAATAGCCATTCAGCTCCATGGTCCGGTGCGTTCGTCGACTGCGTCGCGTTTGACTCTGGTTTGACGATTCACAGCCTGCCGGCGTGCGTCTACTCACCTTCCGGCCTGGCAGAACTACTGAGACGCAGACGGGCAAGGAAAGAGCCGATGCCTGGAGACGTCGTGTTCTTCTCGTTCTCGACGATCTCGTCCGATCCGTTCTCGATGCCTCATCTCGGTATCGTCGTCGACACGTCCGAGTGGCGTAATCGAAAGCGTTTTGTCTCGATCGAGGCGGTGAACGGCGAGATCCGCCGGCTTGTTCGGTCACATCACGACGTATCCGCGTTCTGTCGGCCCGATTTCAATGCCCGGCCTGGGAGGACCTTCGGAGCGCAGACGGGCATCGTTTTCGTCAGTGCCATGAAGGTAAAACCTGGAGCGCGTGGACGAGATATCTTAAACGTCCAGCTCGCTCTTCAGCGGGTCGTCGATCTCGACGATCACGTACCGGCGCTCTTCGATGACTCGACCCGTGTCGCCTTTGCCCGATGGCAGCGTTTAACCGGCCACGTCGGTGATGACGCGAACGGAATTCCCAACCGGAACAACCTCGAGAGGCTTGGTGCCGAGTCCGGCGTATTTAGCGTCGTCGACTGAGTTTCTAAAGCAATTATAATGAACTTACCGGCTCACCGGGAAATTTATAATAGTTCATGACAACCGAATCTAAAGCGGTTATAATGAACTTACCAACACCGTAAAGGACGGAAAACAATGACATACCAGAATGCAATTCTGCACAAAGGCGAGGCGACTCGAAAGATCATCCTCGACGCTCTTCGTGGAGCGACCGAGCCCGTGACGGCTCGAGAGATCGCCGAGCAGATCAACGCGAAGCGTGGAGTCAAGTACACGACGTCTCACGTGCACTCCGTGCTGCAGCTACTCGAGAGTCAGGGAACAGTGTTCTCACGTCTCGAGAACAAGGAAGATACGGTTGCCCGTGGAGCGATCGCGTATCACTACGGCGTTCGCCTGTACTGGGCCGGCGGTCCCGAGCTTCCGGCTCGTAAGTCGTCTGCCGTGTTCTCCGGAATCGACGTCAGCTCGCTTGGAAAGGCAGCACGCCGCGCCGGATACAACGCGTACCAGCAGCGAAAGAAGAGCACCAAGAAGACTGTCCGGCCTGGTAAGGCAACGACGATGCAGACGGACAGCCTCGAGGTGTTCAATCTCAAGCTCCGAATCGCCGAGCTCGAGGCGCAGCTTTCCTCGATCAAGAAGATCCTTAGCTGAGACGACCCTGATAGATTGAGGTCGTGAAGTCATACGACCTCTACATGATCGAGTCAGCAGAAGACGCGCTCAAGAGCGCCAATGCCGGAATCTTTGACTTCGCCATTGGCGCTACTGAGTGTGAAAACTGTGGTCTGAGCGTTGGGCCACTGGACGACGTGTTCGTCCCGTGTGCTGTCCTATACGGATCTACCATGTCTCTTGAAGAAGAGGTATGGCCGGTTTGTATCGACTGCATCGCGCCTCTGATCTTCCCAGGACTCTGGGTCGATGGGCAGATGTAGTCAAATCTAAAGACGTTATAATGAACTCACCAGCAACCGCTGGAACGACGAAAGGACAGTACAATGGCTACCGCCACCACCACCACGACGACCAAGGTCGCCGTCACCGAAGAAACCGCCCTGCTCGATGAGTCGGCCGAGGCGCTGATCGTCGCGTTCAACGACGCGAAGGCAGCGATCAAGGCCCTCGAAGGCAAGAAGGCCGAAGCCGAGGCAGCTCTCCGCGAGATGCTCGGTGACGCCGAGGTCGGCACGATCAACGGTGTCGAGCGCGTGCGCATCGTCTCGAGGGTCACGAGCAAGATCGACCGCGATCTTCTCAAGACCGGCTTCCCCGAAGCCTTCGAGGCGACGTACGTGCAGACGCCGTACACCATTCTCCAGACGAAGTAGCTCAAGCCCCCGAGCGTTCGCGCTGTGAGACGTCGGTGGGAGCGAGGTGTCCCTATACACCTCCTCCCGCCGGCTTCATTTCTAAAGACGTTATAATGTCTTCACCACCACAAACCGAAAGGACAAACCAAATGACATCTACAAACAACCCCATGGTCGTCGGCCACGCGCTCTACTTCGAGTTCGTTCGCACGACTGCGACCCACAACTACACCACACAACTCATCATCACTCCGGAGGCTGAAGTCAGCAACGGCAACACCGTGCCCGTGTGCGTCTACCGTCGTCGTCTTGCTACCGGCGCTCTTCGCAAGCAGTGGGCGCAGATACGCGCTACCCGGCTGGCGTCCGTCTACGCTTCCGCCGTCCCCGCCGGCACGGTCATGAGCTCGCTTTCGACCAGCGATAAGAATCGCATCGTGACGGACTCGATGCTGAACTCGATCGACAAGGTCTTCGAGTCGCTGGCTAAGAACTCGTACACGCTGTTCAAGGTCCCGGTCTCCGTCGAGGTCGTCGCCACCGACATGGACGACATCGCCGCGGGAAAGACCCCGTACAAGTTGCTGGGTCGCATCTGGAAGGCGCGCAAGGCTCTCGGCTTTCCGACGGAGTACGTCGCCGAGCTTCGGCCTCATCCGGCCACGACCGTGCTCTGATTCTAAAGAAAGTATAATGAACTTACCACCACAACGAAGGGACTAAACAAATGACCACCACCACATACTCAGTCAGTGCCACAGTTTCGAAGCTCGGGCCCGGAATCATGCCGGCGCTTGCCGACGTCATGTCGCAGTCTTTCGACTCCGAAGCGTACGGTAGAATGTCAGCGATGACAAATGCTGCCGGTCGCGCAGTCGCGCCGCGCAAGGCCAAGGAGAAGAAGCCCGTGCCGATGACTACCACCGATGCGATGAAGGCAGATGCCAAGTTCGTCCGACCCAACGGCGACGTGTACTACACCCGCAAGTGGGGCGAGCACGACGACATCCAGGTTCTTCGCACCGCTCGTGAGAAGCGCCAGTACGCTCTTCTCTACGGAGCTCCCGGCTGCGGCAAGACTGCTGCCGTCGAGGCAGCGTTCTGCGACCAGCCCGGCGGGTTCTTCACCGTGCTCGGCTCGGGCGACACCGAGGTGTCCGACCTGGTCGGCGGCTACGTTCAGACGCCGAGTGGCTCGTTCATCTGGGAAGATGGGCCGCTGCTCAAGGCGGCGGAAGCCGGCGGCACGCTGCTCATCGACGAGATCGGTCTCATCGACACGAAGGTGCTCTCCATCGTGTACGGCCTCATGGACGGTCGTCAGGAGTACACCGTGACGGCGAATCCGGAGCGTGGCACCGTCAAGGCGGCGCCTGGCTTCTACGTCATCGCGGCGACCAACCCGAACGCTCCCGGCGTGCGGCTGTCCGAGGCTCTTCTGTCTCGGTTCGCCATCCACACCGAGTGGACGACCGACTGGGCGCTGGCGCGTAAGCTCGGTGCTCCGACCACCGTCGTGACCGCAGCTCAGAACCTGAGCAAGAAGCAGCAGTCCAGCGAGGTCTCGTGGGCCCCGCAGATGCGCGAGCTCCTGGCGTTCCGCGACATCTCGACGACCTTCGGCACCAAGTTCGCCATCAGCAATCTGCTGGCGGCCGCGCCGGAGATCGATCGTCCGGTCGTCGCCGACGTGCTCTCTCGAGTGTTCGGCGAGCCCTGTCTGCCTTCCAAGGTCTGACAGCCCTGCGGCGGGCCAGTCTGTGGTGGGCTGGCCCGCCAATGCAGAATCTAAAGAAAGTATAATGAACTCACCACCACATATCGAAAGGACAAATCATGGGACAATTCAACTATTCTAAGAAGAAGACCACGCCGAGCGTCAGCCACCCCGAGTGGCTTGGCGTGAGTGCAGCCATCGGCAAGATGGTGAACTCGTGGGCAGGTCGCTTCGACGTCGCAGCGTTCGCTGGTCCGAACGCCGCCGAGGGTCACCCTGCGTTCTTCAATCCGCACACCGCGGAGGTCGAGGTCAACGTCGAGAAGTGCTTTGGCGACGACGTCTCGCCGGCGGAGGTCGGCGACATCTCGGACCGCGAAGTGCAGTACGAGTTTCCTCGTGCTACCGGAGCAATCTTCCACGAGGCGATGCACGCACGCTTCTCGCAGTGGGAACTCGAGCCGGCGCAGAAAGACCTGTCGCCTGCTGAGTTCCGTGCACTCGTCATGCTCGAGGAAGGTCGCATCGAGAGTCACGGTCTCGAGCGCTTCCCGAACAACGCGGCGTTCCTGCGATCGACCGTGCTCGACCTCGTCATCTCAGATGTGGCGAACGTTCAGTCAGACTCGGACACCGTCATGGCAGCCGACATCGCTGCTCTGACGCTTGCCCGCGTCGACGCCGGGTCCTGCGACGAGAGCGACGTGTGCGAACTGCACGACGTCATCGAGTCGAAGCTCGGTGCTTCTCGTCTCGAGGCGCTCCGTCAGGTCTGGCTCGAGGCGCAGCGCTACGATCAGCACAGCGTCGCTGAAGGTATGTACCCGCTCGCTAAGGAGTGGGTGCGCATCGTCACCGAGGCTGCTGAAGAGAACGGCGACCCTACGCCCGACCAGGCGCAGGGCGGAGACGGCGCAGGCATGACTCCGTCCGAGTTCGCCGAGGCGCTTGCCAAGGCTCTCGAGGAAGGTGCTGAATCCGCTCTCATCGGAGCGTTCGGCGACCTCGCAGACGTTCAGATGTCTGAGGAGTGGGCCGAGCAGGTCAGCGCCAAGCAGAACGCGGCGAAGACTGCGCAGGAGGCACGCAACGAGGCAGTGAAGGTGTTCGGTTCAGGGACATCCGAGATGCCGACAACGACGTCGTACTCGAGGCTGAACGAAGAGCGCGCACCGCGCGGCGACGAACGAGTCGCTGCGGTGCAGCTCGCGCAGCTTCTCGAGAAGGCGAAGTATCGCGATCGTGACGAGACCGAAGTCACCTCGGAGATCCCTCCCGGGCGTCTGCGCACTCGCGCTGCGGTGCAGGGTGTCGCTCTCAAGAGCAAGGGCATCATGACGAAGAGCGAGCCGTGGCGTCAGACGAAGCGCAAGCACGTCGACGACCCGACGCTCAACATCGGCGTGATGGTCGACATCAGCGGCTCGATGGGCGGCGCGATGGAGCCGATGGCTTCACTCGCGTGGGTGCTCAGCGAGGCGACGCGTCGAGTGCAGGGTCGTTCAGCGATGGTGTACTTCGGCAACGACGTCTTCCCGACGCTCAAGCCTGGTCAGCATCTCGACCGCGTTCGCGTGTTCACCGCGCCGGACATGACCGAGAAGTTCGACCGAGCGTTCAAGGCACTTGACGGTGGGCTCAATCTGCTCAACGGCTCGGGTGCTCGGTTGCTCGTCGTCGTCAGCGACGGCGAGTACCCCGATCACGAGAAGTCGGCTGTCCGCAAGTGGGTCGCCGCGTGCGAGCAGAACGGTGTCGCCGTCGTGTGGCTGTCGTTCCCGAGTACGTACGGTGCCCAGCCCACAGCGGCGAGCCTGCTGAAGAACACCAAGGCCGCCATGGAGATCCTTGACCTGGACCTCAAGGGTTCAGCCAAGGCTATCGGTGCAGCGGCTGTGAAGGCCCTCTCAGCGGCAAGCTGAGAGAGGCCTGGGTTCGCCGGTCCGGGGTTAGCGTATTCTTGTCCTTTCCGCGCCCCGGACCGGCTCCAATCTCAAGTCCGGCCTGGTAGAAGACCAGAGTTGCAGACGGATGCCTTTCTAAAGAATGTATAATGACTGCATGGGACTACTAACTATCATAGCTGCCTACAAACTTGGCAAGCGGCGCAACAACAAAGACGAGGTGCAGCAGGAGCGTGACGAGCGATTGACTCGTAAGCAGCAAGCCGATCGATGCTTCCGTTGCCATCGCCCCTACGTCGAGCATAAGCGGCAGAACTTCTATAGATGTCCCTGAGCGATGTCCGGCCTGCTAGGCAGTTGATTCCTAGCAGACGGGTACCGTTCTAAAGACGTTATAATGCACTCATGGAAACAACGAAAGGACACCAAATGAACGCCTGCACGTGGCTCATCCACGGAACCCCGCGCTGGGTGGACGAGGCCTACGCCTCTGACCCCGACTTCGGGTGGTACCCCGATTCGCCCAGCGATCTGATCAGCGAATGTGGCGCCGATGTCACTCGCACCGACGAAGGCTGGGAATGCGCCGCTGGCCATTCCCACTTCTACGGCGCCGAGTACTTCGACGACGAGGAGATCGCCGGCATGACTCAGCGTGGGATCGCGCTGCCGGCCAATGCACGTCGGATCGATGGAGCCGCAGTCTGAGTTTCTAAAGAAGTTATAATGACTTCACCACCAACGAAAGGACACGCAATGACCAACAACGACATCAAACGACTCGCCCGAGACATCATCAGTCAGTGCAAAGAGGAGTACTCCGGAGAGGCACTGGACGAGACAGTGGCGGACATGGCGGCCGCCGTCATCTTCGTCGACGGCCTCTCGCCGAACGACGCCCGTCGCCTTCGCGCCGCCCTGGGTCTCTGACCCAGGGTAGCGGTTTCTAAAGAAGTTATAATGATCTCACCACCACAACGAAAGGACACCAAATGAAAGACACACGCAAGCGCATCGAGACGCCGATCGCCGACGGAAAGATCACCGTCATCGAGCGGCAATACGATTGGCGCGACAATCGTGGCTACCACTCTAAGCCGCGCATGTACGTCCACGCAAGCAACGAGTTCGACTGCGTCGAGGACCTGATGAATCGTCGCCGTCGGCCGTTCAAGGTGTGGCGCAAGGCGATCCGCGAGAACCTCGCCGGGTTCGGCATCGATCTCGAGGCCATGCCTTGGTCGCAGACTGCCGGATGCAGTTGCGGTTGCTCGCCGGCGTTCGTCCTGAATCATCAGACGATCGAGATCGCCGGCGAGGTGTTCCGCCACTTCGACGTCTGGGTGACGCTCGAGGGCGCGCCCAGCGTCGACGAGACGAAGGAGGCTCGGTTCGCGCTCGTGTAGCGCGAACTGAGTCTTTCTAAAGAAGTTATAATGATCTCACCACAACGAAAGGACAATCAATGAACATCGACATCATCAACAGCGATCACCATCGCAACGGAATCTGGGGCTGCCCGTTCACCGTGCATCTCATCGACGACCACGACTGTGGAGACGTCAAGGTCGCGATCGTGTTCGACGGTAATCCGGAGTGCGTCGCGGTCCTGTCCGTCGACCTGCTCGCCAAGGGCGACATCGCCTTCGGCTCGAACTCGTGGCGCGGAGATGTGTACGCAGCCGAGCTGCGTTCGCGCGAACTCGAGCTCGTCTGAGATCGACTGCCCGGGTGGATGAGTTTCCCACCCGGGCAGCTTCGTTTCTAGAGAAAGTATAATGATCATACAACTACAACGAAAGGACAATCAATGATCACCAAGAACGCAACACGCATCGCCCGCGACCGAAAGGTCACCTACTCGTGGGATGGCCCCGCCATCGAAGACGCGAAGGACCCGGGCTGGAATACCCGCATTGACCTCGTCATCGAGCACGTCAAGAACGCGAAGTGCTACACGGCGACGGTCTACAAGCTCGCCGCACGCAGGGATCCGCGAGGATACACCATGACGATGTTCAGCGTCTTCGAATCTCCGGCCGCGCGGTTCATGAAGAAGCCGGCAGGACGATTCAGCGAGAACGGTCTCGCGCTCTTCGAGTCCGAGGTTCTCAATGAATGCGATCAGCTGACAGCCGAGCCAGGCTTCGGAGGGCTTGCCGGGCTGCTCCTGTGCGAGGCCGATGGCTGGGCTCCGGCCGCGGCAGCAATCTAAAGAAAGTATAATGTACTTATCACCAACTACGAAAGGACAACATCATGGGTGACAGAGCAATCATCGGTTTCAAGAAGAGCAAGGACAGCATGCCGGTCTTCCTGTACGCGCACTGGGGCGGATCGGAGCGATACATCGACGCCGCTCGAGCAATCGAGGCAGCGGAGAATCGCTGGGACGATACGACCTACGCGACGCGCATCGCCGTCTCGACGATCGTCGGTAGCCAGTGGTCGAACGAGACCGGCTTTGGTCTCAGCGCAGACCTCGATGAGATGACGATGCCGGACTACGACGACGTGCTCATCGTGTCGTGGCTCGACCGAGTCGTCGAGGTGTACAACTACGGCGAGCTTCGACACAACAGGCTCTCGCGCCCGCTCGTGACGCTCACGTTCGAGCACGTCTGCTCGATGATGCCGACGACGTATCGATAAGAGAGCTCCGCGGTGCCAGACGTTGCCTCTTTGAGGCGCTGGCTAAGCTAGGCAGAACCGCTATAAGTCCCGTCGGCCGAAACCGTGTATAACAACGCGGCAGGGATGCCTGGGCTAGGGGTGGTCTTGCGGCCGCGACTTTCTAAAGAAAGTATAATGTACTTACAACCAAACGAAAGGACAAACAACAATGGGAATGGACGTGTATGGAGTCGCTCCGGTCGACGAGGCTGGGGAGTACTTCCGCAACAACGTGTGGTACTGGCGACCACTGTGGGACTTCTGCTGCGCAGCAGCACCGGAGCTCACCGCCGGCGTCAATGGGCACTACAACGATGGCGAAGGACTGAACGCTGAAGGCGCCGAGGCTCTCGCTCTCGTGCTCTTCGATCAGCTCGCTTCGGGTGAGGTCGCCGCGTATGAGAAGGCGTACAACGAGCGCATCGCCTCGATTCCGATGGACGACTGCGCGTACTGCAACGCCACCGGGATTCGCTCGGATGAGGTGGGTGTCGGCATGCACATGCCTGACAAGGTGCTCGGCAACGACGTCGCCATCGTCGTGGGCAGAGCCCACGGATGGTGCAACGGTTGCCAGGGCTATGGCAAGTCTCCCTCGTGGGAGGCCAACTATCCGTTCACGGAAGAGAACGTGCGAGAGTTCGCTAAGTTTCTTTCGTCGTGCGGCGGGTTCCAGATCTGCTAACGCAGGTCTGGAATCTAAAGAAAGTATAATGTACTTACAACCAAACGAAAGGACAAGCAATGGCAACGGTCGAAAGAGACAAGGCAACCGAGATCACCGCTGAGATCAAGGCGGCGATCGAGGACATCTTCAGGAAGCACGGAATGGCAGAGCCGACGTGCAGAACTGGGTACGGCGACGTCTACCAACTCAAGATCGAGTCGTCCCCCGTCGAACTCGGCGCGGGTGGCGTCAACCTCAAGAGCCAGGAGGCGCAGTACTACACCAAGTTCGGGTTCAGTGACGTCGTGTCTGGGAAGCCTGTCACGTTGACGGCGCCGCTCGGTACGACGTTCGAGTCTCGTGGCGAGACCTACGTGTTCGGTGGCATCGCTGCCAAGCGTCGTAAGTATCCCATCGTCGGTATCAACGTCGATACCGGCGCAACTACTCTCTTCACCACGGTGTTGATCGAAAGACTCAACGCCGCTGCAAAGTGAAGAGAACATGAGCGCTTGAGCGCCGGGAGATAATGTCCTTTCTCTTCCGGCGCTCGCGCATTTTTCAAAGTCCGGCCTGGTAGGACATCTGCTTAGCAGACGGGTCGGATTCTAAACAATGTATAATGACAATACAACCAACCGAAAGGACACGAAACGTGTACAGCACATCATCAACCACAAACGTCCATACCTCACGAGACATCGACTTCAAGATCGAGATGACTGAGTGGGAGGGCAGCCGAATCACCCTCGAGATCAGGGTCAATGGACACTGCATCAACTACTTCATTCCCTGCCGCGAGGGCGAGACTCCGTCGGACACCCGCATGCGAATCCTCGATCGGTTCATCGGCCACTCGGTCGACGTGCGACCCCAGACGACAGTCTAAAGAAGATACAATTGGATCTGCCGGGGACAGCGCGTCTAGCGCGTCTCAAACGACACTGTGGTGCGCCCGGCATTTCTAAAGAAGTTATAATGTACACATGACGAAAGGACACAACATGGAACTGAAGTACGTTACCGAACTCGAGGTCTTCAACGCAAAGTACGAAGACGTCCAGATCATCATCCGATACATCCACGAGGGAGACAAGGTCGAACTTTGGTGGACAGACTACGTGGCCAATGATTGGTCCGAGGTCTTCGACACCCTTGCCGAGGCGTTCACGCGTTGCGCTCTTCTTCTCGAGTGCATGTATTCCGGGTGGGAACTCGGATTCGCCCATTCATCTCGCGAACACATCGATCACCACCGCAAGTTTGTGAACGAGGGGATCTGACTTTCTAAAGAAGTTATAATGATCTTGTCAGCGACCGCTGGCACAAACGAAAGGACACAACAATGATCACCAAGGATAACAAGGTGGCGGTGCTCGAAGCCATCGCCGAGTTCATCGAGTTCATCAACGCGAGAAACGTGACGTTCCTCGCCGAGCGGCACCCCGGACTCACGCCGGAGACGTTCGAGATGGACGGCGGACGCAAGTACATCCGCATCGTCACCTGCGGACTGAACAGACACCTCCACTGCTTCATCGACGCCCAGACGGGTGGCGTCTACAAGGCCGCGAGCTGGAAGGCGCCGGCGCTGAACGGCGAGCGGTACAACCTCCTCGACGAGGAGAGCTTCGCCGAGCTGAAGGCGAAGTGGGATCCGTACGGAAGCTACCTCTACAAGCGCTGATGCGTCGGGCCGGGTCGCTCAAGAGAGCGATCCGGCCTGGTGGAAGGTTTGCCTTGCAGACGGGCAGCCTTTCTAAAGATGTTACAATGGCACTATCAGCAAAACGAAAGGACCAAGACAATGTGGGAAGACGACGACAGCCTGTGGGCAGACTACTACGAGATCGACGACAAGGAGCAGTATGAGATCGATCGCCTCTACGACGACGATCGAATCGATCGGCTCGTCGAGTCAGACGAAGAGGTCGACGATGATGACGATGACGACCTCTGATCTAAAGAAGATACAATAGCTTCTACAAGACGTGCTTGAGTCGAGCAGCAGCCGAAGATGAGCTGAGGACGCCTGGCCCGGGTGAATAGACTCAGGGCAACCAGCAATTCTAAAGAAGTTATAATGACTTCGTCAACCAACAACGAAAGGACACACAATGAACTTGACCGAACAGCGCATGACGCAGGTCTATGGAGCGGCCGCGTCGATCGAGGCGGTTCTGCGCAATCTCGACGAGAGCACTCCCGGGTTCGCCAATCTGATGGCCGCGTTCGATCTCATCGAGAAGGCGATCGTCGAATACGAGGACAGCGACTGCTGACCTCGCTATTCTAAAGATGTTATAATGACTACATGACGAAGAACAAGATCACCCAAAAGTGGAACGACGCCGACAAGTTCGCATTCGCGACGTCTCGCCTACGAGCGACGACGATGCCGAACAAGAAGGCGCTGGCTCGGAAGAACGCCTGCCGCGGTCGCGGCAAGGTGGACTTCTAAAGAAGTTATAATGATCTCATCAGCAAACAACGAAAGGACACATCAATGAAACTCACCGAAGAACAGCTCTGGGAGCTCGAGGACGCCGTCGGGTACTTCGACAACGCCGAGATCGATTCGTACAGCGGTCGCGGCATGTACGGAAGGCAGTGCCTCGGCATCACCTTCGACAGCATGAGCGACGCGTTCCGCTTCGCTCTGTGCGTCGGGGGCGACAACGATCTGAGCCTCGCGCTCAGCAGCCCGCGCTTCGATAGCATGGGTCTGGGGATCGTGGTCTACTGGCCCAGTGTCGAGGCCCCTGAAGGCCTCGACGAAGACGAGGAGGACGAGGACGAGGAGGTTCTCCTCTGACCGATCGTCGGCCTAGCCGGCTTTCTAAAGATGTTATAATGATCTCATCAACCAAACGAAAGGACACAGCAATGACTCAAACAATCATCATCGACACCCCCGACGGAATCGAGCACTGGCGAGTCGCCTCCGCGATCTCGATGCTCCGCCTCGAGGTGAACACCGGAATGAAGGCCGCTCGGTACAGCCTCGTGAAGGCGTGCGAGATGAACTGGGGCTGCCCCAAGAAGACCAAGGCCGGCGCTCTGAAGTGGATGGAGACCTACTACTTCGAGACCTACGGATTCCCCTACGGAATCTGATCGGTTCTGGCTCGGTCGGCGTCTGCCGGCCGAGCCGGAGGAGCCGGAGCATTCTAAAGAAGTTATAATGATCTTACCACCAACCGAAAGGACACAGATGAGCATTCAGCAGAAGATCAAGAAGGCGAAGGCGTGGGGAGCCGGGAGCCCGTGGCGACCCAACGGCTACGAGCGCATGGAAGCCGAGCACATGGGCGCCGTCCGCCGCGCCGTCTGGCTCTGGAACCCGTGGGCGATCTTGGTCCGCGTGCGCGGATTCATCGCCGAGGTGCGGTACGCGAACTCCGAGGGCGCAGAGCGCCCTTGGTAGTCTGCCGCGCTGCAATTCTAAAGATGTTATAATGATCTTACCAACGAAGGAAGGACAAAAAGCATGATTGTGAAGTTGAGCGTGGACCTGTGCTGGAACGACGACGAGGAGCTCGCCGACGCGCTGGAGCGGCTGAGCAAGAGCGTGCCCTCGGCATGGGTGCGCATCGAGCGGGCGCAAGGGCCGGCCGGTGGCTGGCCGCTGGCGTCGGTGATGCTGGACGAGAGCGAGCTCGAGGCGTTTGCGGTCCATTATTGGGGCGTCGACCGAGACATGTACGATCTCGAGGACCTCTTCGTCTGACAGTCGCTCGCCGGCTGGCGCGCAGGCGCCGGCTGGCAGCGGCTTTGGTCGAATCTAAAGATGTTATAATGATCTTACCAACAAAACGAAAGGACACAAAATGAACGTCGGAGTGATCGAAGACCTGATGGACCAGTTCCGCGAGTACGTGCGGAGCGTGTCGCTCGAGGAGCTCGTGCTCATGATCGAGCGCGAGGGCGACGGCGATCGCGAGCTGCGCGAGGCGCTGTACCTGCTCGCCACCGCCGAGGCGGATCGTCGCTTCGACCGGGTCTCCTGACCCGGCCGGAGCGGTAATCTAAAGAAGTTATAATGATCTTATCAACAAAACGAAAGGACACCAAATGAACCACCACATCCGAGACATCGAGGACGAGGTCAAGCGCGCCATCGACTTCATCACGAGCGGCGAGATGGACGCGCGGATCGAGGAGTTCACCGCTCACTACGCCGTCGGCTATCTGAGCCAGAGCATCAAGTACATCGCCGATCGCCTCGAGAAGGCGAAGGCACTCAGCGCCGCCGAGTGCTGATTCTAAAGATGTTATAATGATCTTGTCAACAAAACGAAAGGACGACAATGGAAGATCGATTCACAAAGGCTGACCTCAAGGGAGTGGCGAGCGACATCCTCGCTCAGTGCCGCGAGGAGTACCCTGCCGAGGTCTACGACGAGGTGGTCTCGGACATGTGTGAGGCCGTGATCTGCGCCGAAGGGTTCTCCCGCTGGGAAGCCGAACTCCTCCGGGAGTTCTGCGGGCTCTGAATCTAAAGATGTTATAATGATCTTGTCACGGAGCATCAGCCCCGCGGCAAGTGCCAGCAAGCTGCTGGGACGAAGAACATACCGTCAGCACAAGCCTCTCCGAAGATAAGGCTCCGCCGACGCGCGATAGCGGCTCTGATCGACCTAGGCGATCATCCGGCTCCCTCCGCCGAAGCGACCGTCCTCCTCTCGCGACGCATCCGTAAGCGGGTGATGTGAAGTCCTGCGGATCCCGGCCAGGGTCCGCACAGCAGTGAGGGTCGCTCCCTCCGCTGGCACTTACCGTAGGGCTGATGCTTCTAAAGAAGTTATAATGATCTTACAAGCACGACGAAAGGACACACGATGAACACGACAGACCTCACCCCGCTCTCGGACGAGTGGCTCGAATGGGCGCTGGCCCACGGCGCCCCCGGCGAGAAGAACTCGGCTCCGTACTTTCAGCAGCTGCCGACGATCGAACACCGCGTACGGGCACGCCGCGACGCGATGTACACGATGAACTGCGCCGGCGGGAACTACTCCGGCGCGGTCTCCTGCGCGGTCGCCGCGATGCTGCGCAACGGCATCGACGCGCCGACCTCTGCCGAGGCGTACGCCGAGCGCCTCCGAAAAGAGCGCGGTCGCTGAGCCCGGCCTGGGGGAGAGTCTCGAGCAGCAGACGGGCTCTCCTCCACTGATCTAAAGAAGTTATAATGTATCTACACACGACGAAAGGACAGAGTATGTGGATTGAAGAAGAGATCGCAGATCTCGAGGCTGAAGGTCTCGAGTGGGACGAGGTGTACGCGCTCATCGAGTCGATGCTGGCCGACGCATACGAAGACTGAGAGTCCGGCCTGGGGGAGAGTTGGCGATGCAGACGGGTCGGCCCCTAGTCGATCTAAAGAAGATACAATGTACCTACAAGCAACCCGAAAGGACACGCAATGGCAATGACATACTTCGCAAGCGACGGAAACTGTGGAGACGCAGAAGGACTCGTGATTCTCGACACGAGTGACTGGACAGAGGACGAGTGGGATCTAATCCTGAGCGCGCCCGACTCGCAACGAGTCAGAATCGCTCGCGAGATCTCGAGTCTCGCGAACGACGATCAGCTCGTTCTACCTGGACTCGAGCAGATCTAAAGAAGTTATAATGTACTCATACCCAAACGAAAGGACAAAGCAGTGGACCTCAAGTCAGCGTTGAAGAGTGCAGTGAAGAGCGAGTATGGTCGAGAGTACATGGACTACCCGACCACTCTCGACGAGGCGATCGAGATCGTGCGTGAGTTTGTCGGCGAGTTGCTGGATGAGATCGAGCAGGAGCTGAGCTGAGTCGATTCTAAAGAAGTTATAATGTACTCATACCCAAACGAAAGGACACCGAAATGAAGGCATTCGAAATTGACTTTGCAGCCGACGATTTTGCCGAGGGGCTCATGCTCCTTGGAGAGGCCGTGCCATCCGCTCGAGTGAAGGTGCTCGAGCTGGAAGGCCCGAGTGGCTGGCCGATCGTTCGAGTCGAGATGGACGAGGCCGACGTGGAGGCCTTCGCCAAGTGGTTCGAAATGGACCTCGACGAGCTCCTCATGCTCTACCCGTCCTGGGCCGGTGGGGCCGACGCCCACTGGTGAGAGCTCGCCGGCGGCTGGTCGTCGAATCTAGAGATGTTATAATGTTCTTACCAACGACGAAAGGACAACGAAATGAAGGGTTCAACGAGAATGCACGAGGTCTACGACAGCAAGTACCGCCTGGTCGTGGTCTGTGGTCCTCGCAGCAAGTGCATCGCCTGGGTCGCCCAGCGCCAGCACGATCCCCGGTTCGAGGTTCGGGTCGCCGGTCGATGACCGGCGGCTCCAGCCCGTTCTAAAGAAGTTATAATGTACTTACCAGCAACGAAAGGACACAAAATGAACCTCAGCCAAGAAACCCTCGAGTGGTGCAAGCAAGTCGTCGCAGACGCGACGCCGGGCGAGCTGATCATGTACGCATTCGACGACACCGACTTCGATCGCCCTGTCGCCGACGAGATCCAGCGACTCGCCCTCGAGCGGCTGGCAGTCTGAGTCGCCTGCCTGCTGGCCCTAACCGGGCCGGCAGGCAGCGGTTTCTAAAGAAGTTATAATGTACTTACCAGCCAGCGAGGCTGGAACGACGAAAGGACAAGGAAATGGAAAAGAAGTGGTGTCTGCTGAAGCAGAGCGACGGCGCGCGTGGCGACGCCGGCAAGAAGAAGGTGTACGAGGTCCGCATCGCGGACAACGTGGTCTACTGCGAGTGGGGAATGGCTGAGAAGACCAGTCGCCAGTCGAGTCGCCACTACTTCGGTTCGGCGCAGTCTGCCCTGCGGTTCGCCCAGGAAAAGGTCTGGTCGAAGGTCGACAGAGGGTACACGGTCGCCTACACCGTGTGAGAGTGGCCTAGGAGGCCGCCTGGTCACCTCCAGGCGGTCTACCTATGGTCACCAATAGCAGACTGCGGTCTTAGTGCGTGCGGTGGAATCTAAAGAAGTTATAATGTACTTACCAACAACGAAAGGACACAAATGGACACCAAACTTCTCGCCGACGAAATCGCTGACGCGGTCATCGATCGATACCTCGACGTCATCGACCTCACCGAGGAATTTGACTTCGCGGACCTCACGCCGGCAGACCTCGAGACGGTGGCTGCGGAAGCAGCAGAGGTGTTCAGGCTCTGGATCTTGGGCGCGGTCGCCGGCTGACAGCCGGCCATCCCGCCTACGGCCTGCCGATCGAGAATCTAAAGAAGTTATAATGTACTTATGGAAACCCAACAAAACACCCAAACATTCACCATCCGTCTCGCCGAAATCGCTCCCGACTTCGACGACCCGACCCGCTTCGAACTCACCTTCGACGCCAGCCTGTCCCGCGCCTACATCGCGACACTCGACTGCGCCGACGACGCACTCGACGCACTCGACGACGCCGACTCGATCGACTGGCGCTTCAACGTCGCCTCTCGCCACGCCGACGGCCTCTACGCCATCATTTCCGGCGACCATTCCGGCGACACCTACGACACGCTCGACGACGCCGCATACGCCTTCGGCCAGCCGATCATCGACTTCATCGCCGACGCCTGCGAAATCCTCAACGTGCCGTTCTATCCGGCAATCTGACCGATCTGCCGGCCGACTGGCTCAACAGCCAGCCGGCCGGCCTACGGCCGCCGCCTGAGAAATCTAAAGATGTTATAATAATAAACATGACCAAGCCAGCAAAACTCCAAAACGCCAAATTCAACTCCGTCCTCGCCGACGCCGACGCTCGCTGCGAAAACTGCGACACCGTCGCCAACGTCTTCACCTGCGACTCCGACTTCGGCCCCCTCAGCATCGACCTCTGTCTCGACTGCATCGACTACGACTACGATCCGGCCGACTGACCGGCTCACCACCGTCCGGCTGCGCGCTCACGCGCCAGCCGGCCGGCCTCGAGTTCTAAAGAAGTTATAATGTTCTTACCAACAAGGAAGGAAAACCAATGAAGGGACTCAACCCCAACATCGTGACGAACTCGCTCGACGACTACGCGGACAAGATTCGCACGCTCGGCGTCGAGGCAGTCGCGAAGAAGGCAGGAGTGAAACCGACCATCGTGCGGAGGTTTCTCAACGACGTCATGGCGTCGAAGAACTCCGACATCAAGAAGATCAAGGACGCGGTCAACGAGATGTCGACGCCGCCAGCCAACTAAAGAAAGTATAATGACAACAAAGGAAAGACATGAAACACACAGACGAAGAAACAATCAGTAAGGTACACGCGGAGTTCAACTCGCTACGCAACATCGGAGCGGTGGTGAAGAGTTTCGCCGGCGTGATCCCGAGCAAGACAGTCAAGGACCTGCTCCGCTCTCGACGACATGAGCAGATCATCGTCCGCTCGAGACAGCAGAAGTTCGACGACGCCAGTATCATCAACGCGGTCACAGCAGCAGAAACCGCAAGAGTCACGACAGCCGCGGGTTACCGCGAATGGCGAACCGCGTCGGGCGAAGACACGCCGTCACTCGCTCTCATCATACGTCGCTTCGGTTCGTGGAACGCCGCTCGAGAAGAAGCGGGTTACGCCACAAAGAAGCGATTCGCGCGTGGAGACCTCAAGCAGTGGTCAGATGAGTCGATGCGGTCGTCGTTCACAGACTTCATCAGATGCGCGTACAGCAACTACGAGACGCCTACGCCGGCAGCGTACGATTCGTGGTCGCGGGAGCGTGCGGATGTCCCTCTGCTCTCGACGATTCGCGCGCGGCTGTCGACGCAACGCAAGTCGTGGGCTGACCTCGTCCGTGAGTGCGAACCGTTCTAAAGAAGTTATAATGTACTCATGAACATGTACAACGAACTCACACAGAGAGGAAGATAGCGATGGGAATGATGTTCAACAACCGAGCGATCGTGGACTGCCCGTACAGCTGCTGCTCTTCGCTTCGCTCCAAGGGACGACGCAAGCGGAAGAATAACTACCACCGCATGCTTCGCTCCATCGAGAAGCGTCAGTGGCAGGCAGACATCTACGACTGACGTCCTGCGCCGCAGAACTAAAGAAGTTATAATGTACTTACAAGCGAAGGAAGGACACAACGATGAAGATTCAGTCAAACGAGGCAGTCGAGGCGCTGATGAAGATCGCAGAAGCGTTGAGCGTGGCTGCGGACAAGGATCCTTACGGATTCAACATGGAAGATTACCGTGCGGTCGTCGCAGGCGTTCTCGAGACTCTCGAGGACGACGAGGTGAAGGCTGAAGTCCTCCACCAAGTCGACTTCTAAAGAAAGTATAATGAACTTACCAACAACGAAGGGACAAACATGCACACCGAAACTTACTACCGAGTCCGCACGGCAGTGCGATTCGTCTTCTGGTCAGCGGCGCTGTTTCTCGCGACGCTCGGCGTGATCGCTCTCCAGGACGTCGTCGCTGCGCTCGAGGACGACCGCGAGGACTGCAACATCGTCCTCAACCGCGACTTCACGTGGGATTCAGCCACGGGAGAGATCGTCAACGTCTACTCGTGTTCTGCGCCGACGAACGTCACGCTTCTCGAGGACGGAACCTGGCAGTGGGCTGAATAACGCGGTGCGGTCGATAATCGTCTCCTGAGAGAGCGATCGACCAACCAACGTTCTAAAGATGTTATAATGATCTTACCAATACGAAAGGAAACACGATGAGCGGATACAACATGCCCCCTGGAGTCTACGAGAGCGACATCCCTGGGTGGAACGACATCACACACACCTGGGAAGACTGCTGCACTCACTGCGACGGTCCGAACGAGATCGAGGCAGACGTCGACTCGCGGTACGGCGGTGAGGTCGAGTGGACCTGCGAACACTGCGGTAAGGAGTTCACCGCATCGATCGACTTCGAACGCGAGGACTGGAGGGACTGACTCCAGTTCTAAAGAAGTTATAATGATCTTACCACAACGAAGGGAAACAACATGAAAGCGACGATGAGTGACTTCGACCTCCTTCCTTCGAGCGATCTGCTCGCGGACGAGAACAAGGTGAAGTTGTACCACTACTGGAACGCGCTGCGATACGAGATCATCCAGCACTTCACCGAGACCAACGAGATGATTCCGTACAATACGGTGAGCAGTCGTCTTGCCTTCGAGTTCTCCATTGACCCCGAACGTCTTGCGGAACTCTGGTCACAGGGAGCGGACATCGTCGAGGGACCGATCGATCTCGATGCGGATGTCGACGAAGAGGTCGACGAAGACCTGGTCAACGACTTCATCGCGTTCGTGAAGGAGCGGGTCGAAGAGCGAGCGGTCGAGGACGATCTGTTCCGTTCGATCGTGAACGAAAACTGAGATCTAAAGAAGTTATAATGATCTTACCAGCGACGAAAGGAAAACAAAATGTTCCCGACAACCCACAACAACCGTCCCGCAACGATCTGGGTCACAGAGGATTCGGTGTACGCGGTCTACGAGGACAACAACGACGTCTTCTACTACACGGGTCTCGATGACGACTCGGTCGACCTCGCGGAGGAACTGACCGCGGAGTTCGGCGTCGAGATGGCGCAGGAAGTTCTCGCCGAGGTGGGGGTCATCTGACCCCCTCCTTCGGGGATGATCTAAAGAAGTTATAATGACATCATGGAAACGACACGAGACGTAACGATAACGATTCACACGACGACCGAAGAACCGTATTGGACGATCACCGATACGCGGACCGGAAAGTACATCCACGAATACATCGCCGGATGGTACGGAGACATTCCCGGTGAGGTGTGCGAAGAGACGACCTGGTCGAACCTTCGCAATCACTGCGCCAAGAAAGGTTGGTTGGTGACTGAGGTGTGGTCGTAATCTAAAGAAGTTATAATGTACTCATGGAAACGACGAACAACAACACCGAAAACCACGACCACATCTTCACGAACGACGACGACTGCCGACGCTGCGTCGACTGCGGGCGACGAGAGGGCGATCAACGATGATCGCTCTCGAGATCGGTGAAACGATCACCGTGAAGATCAACGGTCAGACAGCGTCGAAGCGGACGCGGAACCGAGTGAAAGAGAACGGTCCGACGTTCATCGTGACGAAGATCGACTCGGTGTCGTTGTTCCCGCACATCGGTCAACACGTCAACGCTGTTCTCGTGAGTTCAACCACGACCAATTGGACTGGATGGTTCCCCGCGGAGGAGATCGTCGTCTCGAGGACTGCCGCATGAAGATCGACGATCAATACAACTTCGTCTTCGCCGCGGTCTATGGTGACGATCTCGATCACGCCGACCACGTCGTGAAGATTCAGATCGTCGCGAACAGCGTCGGGTCAGCGCGCGTCGACGCAAACACGTTCGCTGAACTCAACCTAGAACGCGGTTGGACAGAGATCGTGTTCATCGGTGACGTCCCCGTGTCCGAACCATTCTAAAGATGTTATAATGATCTCATGGAAACGATCAACTGCACCGACTGCTACGCGCCCACTCCCGTCAACGAAACGATCGCGCTCGACGACGAACGAACGATCTGCTGCGACTGCGCCGCCGATCGCTACGACGCGCTCGTCACCGCCGACTGACGCTCGCTCACTCGAGCGGCGAAGTCTAAAGAAAGTACAATCATCTCATAACGAAAGGACAGAAACATGACCACTCACATCACATATGCGGTGCGGTATCGCCGCCACGACGATCGTCATACGGTCGGAGGGCCGGTGTCGTTCTACACCAACAACGAGGCGAAGGCGTACCGCGTCGCGGCAGACCTTCGTAACGATCGCTCGATCGAACCCGACTCTGTCGAGGTCGTCGAGATCGAGGGACACTTCACTGAAGTCTAAAGAAGTTATAATGACTTCATGACAAAGATCAAGAACAAGTGGAACGAACTCGAGCGGCAGGCGTTCGCCGACGGTAACCGGCTTCGCGCACAGCGGATCCCGAACAAAAAGCGTCTCGCCGACAAGCGCGCCTGTCGCGGTCGAGTGGGCGGCTGATCCGCTCATCTAAAGAAAGTACAATGAACCCATGAGCGAATACATCCACGAAGCAAAAGCGGACGACGTGCTTGCGGACATCGAGGAAGAGATCGCCTGGGCTCTCGAGGAGAACCCAGAGCTGTCTCGAGGCGACATCGTCAAGGACATTGCCGAGGCGATACTGCGCGACATCCCACAACGCGGATTGAAGTCACAGATCCGACGCCGACTAGGTATCTAAAGAAAGTATAATGATAACATGACCAACGAAAACATCACATACGAGAAGTTTCTGCGTACGGTCCCAGAGATCGCGCGCTACCACGAGTGGCGGTACGGACAGGCGCTGTTCAACGTACTCTCCAAGGTACGCCCACAGCTCGCAGAAGAGATTCGCGGCGGTCAACTCGACCCGTTCTACCGCGATCGCGACGGAGTTGTGCCGGAACTTTGGTCATTCCTCGAGAGCCAGTGGGATCTCGAGTATGCGGGCTAGACGCCTGCTTCGCCTCGCCGGCGGATACGCACTCGACGCCGTGTGCCGTGCCACTGGTCATCGGTGGTGCCACACGATCGGCGCTCGGTCGTGGCATCTACTGAACGACTAAAGACTGTACAATAACTACTACGCAAGGAAACAATGGAAACACAATACGGACTCAGCTACGCCGGCAGTTTTGTCGCGCTCGACGCGGCGATGGCAGACGATCTTTCGGTCGTCAATTCAGCGCGCGTGTCGTTCGGGAAGCGACGTGACTTCATCAACGAGGCTGACAAGGGTCTTATCAATTTCTTGATGCGGGAACGCCACGGGACGCCGTTCGAACACAACTCGTTTCGCTTTCACGTTCGCTGCCCGATCTTCGTCGCTCGCGAGTGGTTTCGTCATCGAATCGGATCGTTCAACGAGTTCTCCGGTCGCTACTCCGAGATGCCGGCTGAAGCGTATCTGCCGCCCGAGAGTAACTGGCGCACGCAGACTGGAAAACCCGGCGCGTACACCTTCGAGGCCGTCGATGCTTCTACCGCGGCTGACGCACAGGAGATCCTCGCGGAGGCGTATGACGCGGCGTTCACGGCGTACGCCAAACTCGTGGAGATGGGAATCGCCAAGGAACTTGCTCGACTAGCGGTCCCGGTCGGAACGTACACCGAGTTCTACTGGACCGTGAACGCACGGGCGTTGATGAACTTTTTGTCGTTGCGGACGCACGAAGCGGCGCAGCGTGAGATCCGTGATCTGGCGCTCGAGGTCGAGAAGTCGTTCGCCGAGAAGATGCCGATCACATACGCAGCGTGGATCGCCAACGGGAAGGTTGCTCCGTAGTTCTAAAGAAGTTATAATGAACTCATGGAAACCAAACTGACCACAAAAAACATCATCCGCGCCGGCAAGCGACTCAGGGCGCTCAACAAGCAGCGCCGCTCCGGCCGCATCTCCGGACCGCGGTTCATCAAGGGCGTCATCGCCGTCGGCCGCGAGTTCTCGAACTCGAGCTACTGACGGCAAACGCCGGCTCGGCCTCACGGCCGGGTCGGCGCAACCTCAGCGGCTACGAACTAAAGAAAGTACAATGACAACATGGAAATGACGCAGTACAACAGAGTCCAGACAACAGCAACGTCGCCTCGTGGTCGAAAGTACACGGTGTCGATCGTGTCGAACGGTCGCCTCAACGAGATCGCGCTTCTCGACGACAACGATGAGTTCGTCCGGTTCGACCCGGAGGTCGACGAGGATGTCGTCTACTTCTCGTCGTTCGAGCATCTCTCGCGGTTGATGACGCTCATCCGCGAGAAGATCATCGACCTCGACGTCGGCTGGTCTGCGGCGTTGCAGCAGAGCATGGATCTGCATCCGGCGGGCAAACTAAAGATCGTAAAATAACAACAGAGGAAACGACGAAAGGAAACACAATGCAACTACAACGAACAAAGGGCGACTGCATCGCGGTCGAGGTGATCATGAACAACGTGCGGATCTGGCTGGCGTCGCCCACCGGAGACTCGAGTGACTCGCACGTCGTCGACATTCCGTGCGTGACCCATTCGCAGGCGATCGAGATCGCCGGCAGATGGCGTACGGTCTGGGGAATCGATGTCTCCTGACGAGCACGACGAATACTTTGTAGTCAACTTCAGTGACATGGTCATAGTGTACGCTGGCACCGCGCAAGACTGCCAGCAGTTCATCGACGAGTCGTACGACAGTTTGGCGATACTTGATGCTGAAGACGTACTGCGCTACGGGGAGGATCTGAGAGATTGTATAGTGTAGACATGGATACGGATCAACTTTCGCTTCAGGAATCATCCGCGGTCATCGAAGCGATGCGCATCATCGATGAGGCCCTCGATCAGACGTCGAACCGATCGATCGTGTCGGCGAGTGAGATGGCGGACTTCTTTCTCGACCTGCGGTCGCTTCTCAACCCGCTCGTCCAAGAATCAACTACCAACGAGATCTAAAGCAGGTATAATTACAACATGAGCAAGACACACGACAGAAAATGCCAGCGCTGCGGGAAGAACGCCATCATCGGGACAACCGGGACCTGGCGCGACAACTACTGCGCTCGTCACATCATCGAGACGAATCTTGCGGCCGCCCGGCTTGCGGGTGGCGCCTCAGAAGGCAAGGAGTAGAAATGAAGACCTACGTCGTCGAGATGAAGCCGATGGGATCGTCCACGGCAGAAGACATCGCCGAAACTCTGCCCACGGACATGAAGTGGGAAATCGGAGAAAAGACCGGAGAATACGATGTCATTCGTGTTACGGTCGACAGCGATCAGGAAGAGAAGTTTGCGAACTGGCTCGGTGTAGAAACCGATCAGCTCGTGCAGTACGAACAACGATAGGAGAGAAAATGCGTTTTGACATAGAAATAACGAACTCAGTTGCGGCGATCGCCTGGGCGATTGTAGTGTTCCTCCTCGGTGGAATGAAGATTACAAACAAACGCGGTCGCTAAGACCGAGTTCACACTAATAGATTATTTAGTTGAGTCTACGGCTGCACTTAGCAGAAAGCGGATGCAACTCAATTTAGGTTGATCAAAAACGCTGTAGGTCCAATGTGTACGGAGTTCGTCTCGCGGTACAGGTTAGCGGTAGTCGTCACCGTTGTAACGAGTCTGGCCCGGACTCAGAAGGCGATAAGGGCAACTAACAAAGACAAAGGACGAAAATGAAACACGAAAGAACTAATCATGATGGTAGAACACATCAAGAACGCCGTAGACGCCGGGTATCTAGACAGACACCTAGCGACGATTGAACTAGCGGCAAGACATCGCCTTGAGGCCACGCGGAGGAGCAGGACTGCCCGAGACTTCAACGTCGGGGACAGAGTACGGTTCAACGAACTCTGCGAAGATCAACATCTTTACGGGACGTTCGCTACCGTCGTCGCCGTCGGTGGAGTAAAGGTCTGGGTAGAACTCGACAGACCAGTCGGAAAGCACTACGAAGTCGTCGACGGAATCGCGTATCGAAGCACTATCATGACGCGGCCAACGGCAGTTGACCTAGTAATGTAGCTCCAATGACAACGATCGTCGCGGCGCAGGGAGAAAACTGGGCAGTGGTCGGATACGACTCACTGGTCTCGGATGAAAGTGGTAGATCATTTACGTTAGGACGCGGATCGTCGAAGGTCGTGAAGAACGGTCAGTATCTTCTTGGCGCAGCCGGCGATGTTCGAGCGATCAACATTCTGGCTCACGTGTTCACACCTCCCAAGCCAAACGAACTCACCGGAACGCGGTTGGACAAGTTCGTCACGAGCAAGTTCGTGCCGGCGCTTCGTGCGTGCTTTGAAGATCAAGGCTACGCGCCTCGTGACACGAAGGATCAAGGTGCGCAACACGGTTCGGTGGTACTCGTTGTAGTCAACGGTACGATCTACGAGATCGACGAGGACTACTCGTGGGTTCGCGGTAGCTCTGGAGTATACGCGGTTGGCACCGGCGGTGACGTTGCTCTTGGAGCGATGTACGCGATGACCAACGAACAAAGCTTCGACGAGATCGGTCTCGACAGAACGAAGAAGATAGTCAAGGACTGTCTAGCCATTGCGGTGAAGCTAGACAATCAGTCGGGTGGTCCGCTTCACGTGACTCACCAAGTATCACCATAGACATAAGCGGAGGGGAAATGACGAACACGGAATGGATGAACGACGGAGCCTGCAAGGGGAATCAGGAGATGTTTTTCGATGAAACTCACCTGAAGGTAGTGCGGGAAGCGCGAATGATCTGCGCGTCATGCGCCGTCAAGTTTCAGTGCCTTGATCACGCGATCGCCAACAGGGAGGTTGGGGTCTGGGCAGGTACGACGACCAACGAACGCGCGAAGATGATACGGAAAGCCAAGAAAGAATCTGCAAAACTGCAAACTAGCCCCGTGTCTCTGTAGTATTGTACACGAGCATGGCTGAGGAAGAAGTCGAAGAAACAGAGCAAGAGGACGAGAAAGCGCCGAAGTACCCCGTCGAAAAGTGGCGGTGTCCGAACTGCGGAATGAGCGTCACGACATACGTCCCGTTGAACGGCCCACCGATCTGCGGTAATCCAACAAAGCACACCACGAAGAGAATCGCGATGGAGTTGGTGAAGTGAAGATCATCTACACTTCGTTCATCCTCGGTGTTGCCGCTGTAGTGATGGGCGCGTACCTTGCGTACACGGTCTACAAAGAAATCGACTCCGAGCCAGAACTTCAGCCGCTTTTGGGTGTCGTTCGTGCGCAGCAGGGTTTTCCGAGAGTTTTGAGGTAGAGCAGTACTTTTTGATCTAAACAATGTATAGTGATAGTAGAGATGAATACGGACACGACGAACATCAACAGATCTCTCATAGAAGAGGCGGCTGACCTGCTCGACAGGGCAAGAACTGCCGTAAAGAACGCGGAACAACCAACCGCGGAAGCAAATACAAATACAGACAACAGGAGAACAAAGATGGAATCCACGACGACACTTTCCGCCCAGCGAGCGGGCGAGCTGTACGCGGCTGGTCAGACAGTTGACCAGGTCGCCAAGAGCAACGGCGTTACCTACGCCCAGGCCAAGAAGCTCATCATCGCCAGCGGCACACCGATTCGCGACGCTTCGAGCCGGCTGAAGGGCCGCACTCGCAAGAGCGCCTGATATGCCATCGCGGTTCTCGCGTCTGCGGGACCTCGTGTGGACAGCAATCGCGGCAGTAGTCATGGGCGGATTGTCCGTGACTACTGCTGTCTTTGGCGCCAGCTCACAGGTTTCGCTCAGTCTGGGTGTTCTCGGTGTTATCTTCGCGGTCTTGACGCCTAGATAACACCGCGGCACTGTTGATACCATTAGTACACCAGGAGGAATCATGGAACCAGAGATTTACAAGGTCACGTCGTTCGACGCCGATGGTCGATCGATCGTCGCCTACGTCATGCCGGCTATGCGGAGGTTAGTTTCCAGAAGCATGGCGGAGGAACACGGCAACGTCGAGGTTGAGCCGATGATGCTCGCGGACGTCCCAGAGGGAGTTCTGCCAGCCGCTGAGCAGGAGTGATGCGGTTTCTAAAGTTTGTATAATGAATGCATAGGCGCCAACAACGGCGTCAATGAGTGCAATAGGGGGCACACGATAGACATAACGACAGAGGAGATAACGACATGTGGATTTTTACTCAGGACGGTTTCGTCAGTGCCGTAGACAACGGCATGGTGCCCGGCAAGCTTGCGGTTCGCGCCCGCGACAAGGAGTCGCTCGCGCTTCTCGCCGAACTGACCGGCGCCGAGATTCAGGAGTTCGAAGGCACGGACTACGAGTACCGTGTTCACGTCACCCGTGAGGAACTGACCCAGTGGATGACCATGAACATTGAGACGCTCGACTACTCAAACTTCAAGAACCGAGTCTGGTCGTCTCGCGGTGAGGTGTTTCACGACGCCTGTTCTGAAGTCTGGGGTGTGATGCTCCAGGTATCTGACAAGCGTGACTACAAGAAGAGGGTTCCGATCTTTGGCAAGTGAAAAGCACGAGTGCATCGACTGCGGGATGAAGTTCAAGCGTCTTACGGACAAGCTCATCCACTGGTCGAGTCAACATGACCGCGGTTATCGCGAGCGTCACGAACGTCGCCTGCGTAACGTGTCATGTTGGCGGTGTGCTACAGAGATGCCTGTAAGCGAGGATGGGCAGTTCCGCTGCGAATGCGGTTTTGTCCTCCCGCCGAAGGCGCAGTTTGTTGAACCGAGTGAGGAAATACGTGAACAGCAGTGACAAAGGCGGTATGTGGTTCGTCGGACGAAACCGTGCGGCAGGATCATCGACAGTCTACTGGGGTCCGTTCGCTTCTCTACAGGCGATCGAAGAGTGGATCGAGCGAAAGCAGATCCGCTTCGGAGTGTTCATCACGCAGATGAACGACCCAGAAAGCAGCGAGGAGGATTGGTGGTTGTAATGAGAAATAGACCGAAGACTTCGACGTTTTGGGTGCGGACGTTTGACGCGGCGAAGATGAGTGGGATGTGGACGGTTGTCCCTCGTCGATACACGAAGAGGACAGCACAGTCGCTGGCCTGTGACATTCGATCGTCGCATCGGCGTAAGAAGCCCATCGGCATCGCTGGTCTCTGCGCCGACGATCACTGGGACGCGGTGTGGGAAGCACCGGCAAACCCAGGTGAAGACTCGTGGAACTACACGGTAGCGATCAAGTACAGAGGCAAGAGAAAGACAAACAAATGGCGAAACTGACTTCTGTAGCGGACGTCGCTAGGAAGGTTCGTAGCGGTGGCGGATCGCACACCGCCCTTGAAATACTCAAGGTCATGCGGAGGCCGATGAGTCTCGATGAACTGACCCACGTCAGTCCGAAACTTCTTTCGACAGCGAACCGCAAGTCGTACCTTGAACATCTGCGGAAACATGGAATGGTGACCGTCGACGCGGCTGGAAAGTACTCGATCACGACGCTTGGAATAGACGTCATCTACAAGATACCATTGCGGGATGAAAAGCGAAGATACGGAACAGCTCACGACGACGACTGACTCCTCGTCTTGGTTTTTTCGCTATCAAGACGCGTCGAACGTCAGCGTGTGTGGTCCGACCAACGACGCCGCCGTCTGCTCCTGCGGTTGCTCAGGTTCAGACGAATGGTGCGGGCGCACTCAGTGTCTGATGACCCACTGGTCAGAGTCAGTGGTCATGCGACCCATCTCCTAGACACCGTGTATTATTACCGTCATGGGAAAGAGCATGATGGAACACCTCGCGATGCTGTCGGAGGTTGAACGTGATGCGGTTCTCCGCGACGTCGACATGGAACAACTCGTCTGGGACTGGAAGGCGTGGGCACGACCAGAGCAGATGCCCCCACCGGGGAACGACTGGTCGATCTGGCTATACATGGCGGGAAGAGGTGCGGGAAAGACTAGATCAGCAGCCGAGTGGGTTCGCGAGAAGGCGAAGGACACTTCACAGGGGCAACTGCGGTTCGCCCTAGTCGCCCGTACAGCCGCGGACGTCCGTGACGTCATCGTCGAGGGCGAGTCAGGCATCATCAGCGTTTCGCCGCCGTCTGAACGACCACTCTACGAACCGTCAAAGAGAAGACTGACCTGGCCGAACGGCAATACGGCAACGTGCTTCACCGCCGATGAACCAGACGGTCTACGCGGTCCTCAGTTTCACTACGCTTGGGCAGACGAGGTTGCGGCGTGGAGGCAGTCGCCTGACGCCGCGGGAATGACGTCGTGGGACAACCTTCGCGTTGCCTGCCGTCTTGGAAACGCTCCGCAGATCATCGCGACCACGACACCCAAGCGGGTCCCCATGCTATACGCGCTGCTCAGTGAGGCGAAGACCGGCCGTGTCGTCGTGTCACGCGGTTCAACACTTGACAATGCGGGCAACCTCTCGTCGACCTATCTTGAGGCGATCACTGGCGTGTACGCTGGGACGCGGTTGGCGTCGCAGGAATTGTACGGTGAGATGCTCGAGGACGCTGAAGGCGCGCTGTGGAACGAAGAACTCATCGCCAGAAGCCGTGAAACCGGATTCCCTCACGGCGCGCCACTTAGGGTCGTCGGAGTTGACCCATCAGTAGCAGAGAACCCTCGCGACGAGTGCGGTATCGTCGTCTGCGCTTCGACAGGCGACCGCGACCTATACAAACGTCACTCCTGGGTTCTCGAGGACGCGACCGTACATGGTTCGCCTGAAGTTTGGGCCAACGCCGTAGTGTCGATGGCGCGGAAGTATTCGTGCCCTGTCGTTGCTGAAGTCAACCAAGGCGGCGCGCTCGTGCGCAACGCGATCAACGCCATCGACCCGTCGGTCAAGGTCCTTGAGGTTCACTCGAAGCATGGCAAGGCCTTGCGGGCTGAACCCATCACGCTCGCCTACGAACAGAACCGAGTCCATCACCTCAACTACCTACCAGACCTCGAGTCACAGATGATCTCGTGGATCCCGGGCGAGGGTAAGTCGCCCGACCGTGTAGACGCCCTTGTTCACGCGCTGACCGCACTGCTGATCAAACCACCGCCGGGATTTGTCGGCGGGCAGATCACTGCGCGGTCGATGGGGTCACGCAAGTTGCCTCCGTTCCGCGGTGGCAATGGTGGCAATGGTCGCGGTGGTGGTAAGATCTTCTCGCCCCGTTGAATCAACCAACAGAACAGGATAGCCCAATGAATACCGAACACACCGAACACGAGCCCGAGGCAGTTGCAGATGTGGTACCTGAGACAGCTCCAGTTGCGGTCGAACCAGCACCACCAGTGGAACAGCCTACCGCGCCGTCGAAGGCTAAGAAAGCCGGCCGTGCACCGTCGCCACTAGGTGCGGTGGTCAGTGGCAACGAACGCGACAACGTTTCGTTGGCAGCCTGCGTCGTCAAGAACATGTTCGCCCGCAAGTCACTGTCCGTCCACCACCTTCAGCGACGCCTCGCCGAACTCGGATACCACGACGCCGCGTCCGACAAGGACGGCTGGTACGGCGACCTGACAGTTATTGCGGTCACTGCATTTCAGGCCGCCGAAGGACTTGAGGCTACAGGCCTCGTCGACATGGCTACACTCGAGGCCCTGTTCCACGACGACGCCAACGTGACCGTCACCGCCTGACCCTTAGCGGGTGGCCCCTAGCAGGGCCACCCGCTGGTCGCCATCGTCACCGACCGCGACGATCCTTTGCCGCCTCGATCATTTCCTTGGCCGAAAACCGGCGACCAGCAACCGTCACCTCGACGTCGGTCCCGACCCGCTTGACCTCGACGTGCTCAGCCGCCTTCTTCGCCGCTGCCTTCGCGACCTTTCGAGCTGTCTTGCTCTTGGCCACCTTGACTGCCAGTCCGATCATTGTTCTGTCCTTTCGTCCTTGCCAGCCACCGTGGCTGACAGATTCATTATAACATCAACGATGTCAGAATGTACAGCCTTTCTTCATTATTTCACAAACTTCCTTCTGATCAGGGGGAATGCGCCCAGGCGCGGTGGACCACACGACCCTAGGCGCGGTGAGCCACGACGCTCTGGCCACCTGACCACGATCCTGCCATGGCCACCCTGCCTACCATGCCAGGGCCACCCCGGACCACACCCTGGCCTTGGCCCTGGCCTCCATGGCCCGACTGCCATGGCCATGGCCGTTGCCTGCCTGTGGTTCATGCGGGCAGGCCTCCACAGCCTCCACGCCCTGGCCTGGCCCTGGCCCTGCCTACCTGCCATGGCCCTGGCCCGCCTTGGCCATTGCCCTGCCCGACCATGGCCGCCCACTGCCATGGCCATGCCCGACCGTGGCCGCCTGGCCTGCCCGCCCACTACCGTGGTCAATGGCCGCCTCGATCATGCGGGCAGGCCTCTGTGACCGCCTGCCTGCCTGCCTGCCTGCCTGCCTGCCATGGCCTTGCCCTACCATGGCCTTGCCCTACCATGGCCATAGCCCACCATGGCCATGCCTGTGCACCTGCCTTCCTGCCTGCCTGCCTGACAGCCCTGCCTGACAGCCCTGCCTGCCCATACAGGCAGGCCCCGACCGACCGACCGACACTGGCCGCCGCCTACCTGCCTGCCCTGCCTGCCCTGCCTGCCCTGCCTGCCCTGCCTGCCTGCCCTGCCACACGCGCAGGCCTTGGCAGGTCGGCCCTGCCCTCGCACGTATAGGCGCGGTGACTATAGCCGGCTTGCCAGGGCGCGGTGATCACAGAGCCCTGGCCCTGGCCCCTGCCTGCCTGCCTGCCTGCCTGCCTGCCTGCCTGCCTTGGAGGCCCCCATGGCTGGCCTGGCCCTGGCCCTGGCCATGGCCCCCTCCCAGGCCGCCCTGGCTGGGCCCTGGCCCCGACCCTGGCCGTGGCCCTGGCTGGCCGCCTCAGCCTGCCCCCGCCCTGGCCCGCCCTGGCCCGCCCTGGCCCCGACCCCTGGCTGGCCCTGGCCCTGGCCCTGGCTGGCCCTGGCCATGGCCCCGACCCTGGCCCGCCCCGACCCTGGCCCGCCCTGGCCCGCCCTGGCCCTGGCCCTGGCCCTGGCTGGCCTTGGCCCTGGCTGGCCCTGGCCCTGGCCGCCGAGGCCATACGGGCAGGCCTCCCAGGCCGCCTTGGCCCTGGCTCTGGCTGGCCCTGGCTGGCCATGGCCGCCCTGGCCTGGCCTGGCCTGGCCGCCTGGCCCTGGCCCTGCCTGACCGTGGCCATGGCTGGCCCCACCCTGGCTGGCCCTGGCCGCCCATACGGGCAGGCCTACCTGGCCCTGGCTGGCCGCCATGGTAGGCCGCCCAGGCCGCCTGGCCCCCGCCCTGGCCGTGGCCCTGGCCGACCGCCCTGCCTGCCCTTGCCGCCATGGCCATGGGCCGCCTGCGGGCAGGCCACCCTGGCCGCCCTGGCCCCTACGCGTGTAGGCGCGGTGGCACTGGCCGCCCTACCAGGGGCGCGGTGGACCCGGAGGCCTCCCCCCTGGCCCTGGCCATGGCCTGGCCTGCCCCCGCCCCCGCCCTGGCCCGCCTGCCTACCTGGGCAGGCCGCCTGCCCGGCCCTGGCCGGCCTCCAGGCAGGCCCAGCAGGCCGCCACGGCCGCCCTGGCCGCCATAGCCTGCCTGCAGCCAGCCGACCGGGCCCGCCCGGCCTCCACAGGGCCCCACAGGGCCTCCACAGGGCCTCCACCAGGCCGCCGAGCAGGAACCGCCATTAGGCCATGCGGGTAGGCCTTTGGGGCCGCCATAGCCATGGCCCTGGCCGGCCTTCAGGTTGACCCCCCCCCCCCCCATCGCACCTTCATGACCCTGGCCCGCCCTGGCACTGGCCGCCTAGGCCGCCTCCAAGGCCATGGCCCTGCCTGACCCTGCCTGACCACCATAGCCAGGGCCTGCCTGCCCTCCTAGGCCTTCACAGGCCTCGACCCTGGCCTGCCTGACCACCAGCCTGACCCTGACCCTGACCCTGACCATCAGCCTCGACCTGCCCCACCTGCCCCTGCCTGCCTGCCCGACCACACGACCGCCGCTGGCCGCCACGACCGCCTCTGAGAGCCGCCGCCACACGGACCTGCCTTGCCCGACCTTCGACCCTTGCCGGGAAGGCAACGAGGGCTGGAGACATCTGCGCGACCCTCAGAAATATCCGACTACACTCTCTCACGCCCAAGCCACTAATGTTAATGTACAAAGCAGAAATAGTGTACAACGTCTCCCCCTTCTTCAAATTCCCCGCAGAAAATTTTGAAGAGTGAACCTTTAACGTACAAATGTACACTTCTTTCCGCCGCGGCGATGATACAATAAGAGAGTGCCGAGAGAGAAGAGAGAGCTCCCCGATGAAGAGCGTGCCGTGCTGCGCACCCTCAACGGTGTGTGGTTGCGCGCCTATGCCCGTGACCTGTACGCTCAAGGTTGGTCCCTCGCGGCGATCGGCGAGGCCATGGACCCGCCCCGCCCTCGATCCACGGTACGCTCTTGGATCTCATCTCCCCTCCCTTCCTCTCCTTCCTCTTCCTCTTCTTCACCAATAACCACGGCTGAAGATTTGCACCCTCCCTACCCTCCCCCTCTCCCTCCTCCGCCCTCGCCTCTCCTCCGTCCCTCCGCTCCTTCTCACTCCTCCGCTCCTTCTCCTAAGCCCCGCGCGGAGCGTCGCTTCTTCGACCCTCGCTCACCTGACCTATCCGTTACCGCCGCGCGGAAAATCGCACATCTCGCTCCTCTTGCTCGGCGTCACCGTTCTCGGACTGCTCCTACGTCACCGTACGCTCTGGCGAACGATGAGCTCACACAGATCTGCCGCGCCGAGTACGAGCGCGGTGTCTCGATACGCGAGCTCGCCGCCGCGGCGGGTGTCACATATAAGGCCATGGAAAGAAGGGTGCGACCGTAGCCATGAAGGTGATCTATGATCTGTTTCCCGCTCGGGTCCGCGTGTGCGTTGGAGAAAACGTCACGGATGAACAATACGAGAGCGGCACGCTTACTCCTCACACCCGCCTGGTCGGCTCGCGTCTTGTCGACGCCGTCCGGGTCATTTTGACCGAGGAGACGATCATGATCGCCGCCGACTCAGATAAGGGGCCGATGCTGATCTTTCGCGAGAAGTACGTTCGTGAGTCGCTGCGCCCCGACAACCCGAAGCCGACCCGAGGAGTGACCTGTCTCAAGACGGTGACGGGTAAGGTAGTGATCATGGAGAAGGACGCGAACTGCGGCTGTGGCTCGCGTCTGCGCGGCTGGAATCCGTACAATACGGTCTATTCAACAAACGACCCTGTTGAATGAGAGTAAAGGTAAAAGATGCACAACTTCAACGTCATTGACTTTTTGATCCTCGCCCTCGCGACGGTTCGGATCACGCGGTTCATCACGACGGACACGATCTTCTCGCCTCTGCGTGAGAAGTTCTGGGCGCGATTTCCTCCCGAGAAATCGATGTACGGATATCTCATCACATGTAACTGGTGCTCGAGCGTTTATGCCGCAACACTGGTTATGAGTATGTATAGAATAACACAGGGACCTACGCTGTTTGTTTGCTCGATATTCGCGCTTTCATGCGTCGCAGGTTTTGTAGTAGACCGCGCTCAATAATTTCAACGATTTCAACGAAATCATGCCGTTTTACAGGCGGTAAGATCTTAATGAGCTCCGTTTAAAGACGAGGAGAAACAGTGGGCGTATTTCGCCGAGAACCGGTAACTTCTAGACGTAGACCTCAGTCACCGTCTTCCGCTCCATTGACGGGCCTCGTTCCTTTACCTCCCGGGTACTCCTATGCGCAGTCTGCTCCGTACGCCGCGACGCGTACGTTGACCGCCGCTGCCGCACAGGTTCGCCTCAACGACAAGGGAGAGGCTGAACACTTTAGAACCCGCCGTCACTCATACTCGAGCGCGTGGCAGAGCGAGGCGTGGGAATACTACGACGCCATCGGTGAGGTTAAGTACGCCTTTAACCTCGTTGCGTCCGTTGTCTCAAGAATTCGTCTGTATGCAGCCGTCGTTGACAACCCTGCCGAGACTCCCGTTTCAGTTCGTGACAGCTCCAAGATCGACCAGAGAGTCGCCCACGCGGCAGAGCGCGCGCTGGCTCGTCTCGACTCGGCGTACGGCGGACAGGCTGGTCTGCTTCGCGACGCCGCACTGAACATCAGCGTCGCCGGCGAGTGCTATCTCGTTCAGATGCCCGAGCGCGTCGGCTCTGGTCTTCCCGAGTCGTGGGACATTCGTTCCATCGACGAAGTTCAGGTTGACCAGCGCAACAACTACGGAATCGCTCCTCGCCGCGATCTTCTCACGGTTGGAAATCCCACCGGCGGATACGCAAAGGGAATCATTCCTCTGCCCGGCACGGCGTTTGTTGGTCGTATCTGGAGAGCACACCCGCGCTTCTCCGAGGAGGCCGATTCGTCACTTCGCGGTCTGCTCGATCTGTGCGCTGAACTTCTTCTGTTGAACAGAACGTTCCGTGCAACGGCGCGCTCGCGTCTCAACGCCGGCGCCCTGTATCTGCCCGACGGTCTTAGCGTCGCCGCGTCGCCTGATCCCGACTATCCCTACGACGACGCCACCGATCTTGAGCCTGGGTTCACTCCCGAGGAGTCCGGCGACGAGTTTGAGGATCAGCTCATCGACGCGATGACGACACCGATCCGTGACGAAGACAGCGCAAGCGCCGTCGTACCGTTGATTATTCGTGGACCCGCTGAACTTGGCGACAAGATCAAGCAGTTCAAGTTTGAGCGCAGCTTCGACCCCGCGCTCGCGCAGCGCGCCGACCGCGTACTCGAGCGTATCCTTCAGGGTCTCGACGTACCGAAGGATATCGTCACCGGTCTCGCGAACGTGAAGTATAGCAACGCTCTTCAGATCGACGAGGCGCTGTACAAGGCGCACATCGAGCCGTTGATGTTGTTGATCGCCGATGCGTTGACCGTCGTGTATCTGCGTCCGTATCTGCTCGCCGCTGGTTTTCAACCCAGCGAGGTCGAGAAGGTTGTTATCTGGTTCGACCCAAGCCAGGTCGCGACACGTAACGACCGCGCCGTCGATGCGGACTCTGGTTTCGAGAAGATGGCCGTGTCATACGGAACGTGGAGAAAGGCGCACGGCTTCAGTGATGCCGATGCACCTACCGCCGACGAGGTCGCGCTGCGTCTTGTCTTCGAAAAGGGTGTCATCACTCCTGAGTTGACCGAGGCGATTCTCAACGCGGTCGCCCCTGACGTGATCTCGGCGGCACGAGAGGCGCAGCAGGCTGCT